CCGATCCTATGACGGTGGTTTTGAAAAAATTTCGCACAAAAAAAATTGCGTTGTAAAAGTTCACTGTTAGTGCGGGGTTAACAACCGTTGACTTTAAATCGTTGTCGTTGTATAATAGGTAGTATATTAAGTAAGGAGTTAATTATGAGTAATGAAGTAAACACAAGAATCATTGAAGGACTCGCTGATGAGTTCTGGGATGATCCTAAAGAAGCTATCAGATGGCTTGAGGACGTATGTCATTGTCACTTAGGTGGTCTTAGTGAAGAAGGGATTTTGGATCTGTTCGTTGAGAAGTCTATGGATATGATGCCGGACGGTCCACAGTAAGGAGTTATTATGAGAATAGAAGAAGAAAATATAGAATGTCCAGAATGTCTAGGTAATGGATATGACTTAGATGGACCACAAGAAGACGACCTAATGGAAGACTGTAGCGTATGTGGTGGTACTGGTACTACTACTGGTGAGGACTGGTATGCTAGAGAGAATGTAGGGGGAGTATACATATGAGTTCTAGAATAGATCAGTTACACGAAAAGGTTAATGCTTTGATTAAGGTTCAAGACCGATTAATCGTTGAACAAGAGAAACTTGAAAAAACGCTTGACTCTATATGCAACATGTTGGATAATATAGACATAAAGGTTCAAGGTAGTATGGTGATCCTTAGTGATCTTAACGATGACATGATTAATAGGAGTTAGTGATATGGCGGTTGCAGATTTGAATGAACAGATTAAGTTTTATGAGCGCAGCGTTGGCAGGGCTTTAACGAGCGATGAAGTAGCGAACGTTGAGCACTACGGTGTTCTCCATCCTAGTGAGCTTCGTCCTGATGATGATTGGTACGATCAGGACCTTTGTGGTTGTGGCAAGCATGGGTGCAAGGAAGAATACGTTCATATGACTAGTGGATATTAGGAGGTGCTTATGAATAAGCAAATTAGAAGCCGCATCCTTTTGCGCGCGGCAAAACTATCGGGGCTAAGTGATAGCGTCGTTTGGACTGAGTCAGGATTGTCTGAGCTTGGTAATTATAACTACGATCTTTATAGGGACGTAGATGGTGGACCTATCAACTTTATAGCGGGTGCGATGGCGACGCTTCATAAAGTCAATGGACCACATTTTGTTGAAGTGTAACGTTGACCTGCTATTAGATAAATAGTATAATGGAAAACATACATTGGCTTTTCATGATTGTTCCAGCGCTAGCGTATCTTCATGGATACTACGTTGGACACAATCGTGGCATTAGAGAGGGTGCTGGTAAAATGTTTGATCGTCTTTGGAAAGGCGGAACGTTGACCAAGCATAAAAATGAACGTATAGTAACATTGACTAATGATGAATAATTTAAATAATAATAAAGACCTGCTCCATGAGTTCTATGGTGAGGTCGATGGGAAGAAGCGCTGGGCGCAAGTGTTTAAAGTGCCACAAGGGTTTCGTGTTTCCTTTTTTATCAATCAGATCTTTCAAAAGAATCTGGTGATCGAAAACCACTCCGAGCAATACGCAGAAGACGCTGCAGAAAATTTCACGCTCGGTATCTTAAACCTAGACTAGAAGGAACCTAGTAATGAAGACACGATCGTGTCACGATATCTTGAAAGTTGTTCGAGGGGCAGGACGAGTGTTTGTTGAGGCAGACAACGGTCTTGCAAAATTCACGGTAGCAGTAGATAAGAACGATCTTGAAAAAGAACTTCTACATCTATGCCAAGGCAACCTAAAACTGCCAAGCGGGTTCAGTGCGCGAGTCTCTCGCACGGGCAAGCGTAACAAGTACGAAGTTGCTCTAACTGCTGACGTAGCACAATAGGTAGTGCAACTGATTTGTAATCAGTAGGTTGGGGGTTCGATTCCCTCCGTCAGCACCAGTTATGCGCCCGTAGCTCAATTGGATAGAGCAACGGCCTTCTAAGCCGTAGGTTATAGGTTCGAGTCCTATCGGGCGCGCCAATTGCTAAACTGTTGATTTTAAATCAAAACGGTAGTAAGGTATATGCAAGGTACGGTAGCGCTAGTAAGTATAGCGGTATTGGATTTAATCAGATAAAGGCAGTTAAGGCCTAAAGGAGAAAGCAATGAAGGATCGTTTTGATCTTGAGCACGAAATCAATCAATGCAGCTGCATTGTTGATGATCTAGAAATGATGATCGACGTTATCACCGAAAGTGATAAAAGTCCATGGAATGAAACCAGCCCGCAGTTATGCGATGCTCTTCATAACAAGCTGTTTGGTATTAAAGAATTGTATCAAATGCGATTCGAGCGTTTGGAAGATACGTTCTGTCAAGCGTTTGAGCTAAACCAATACGCACCACAGGAAGTTAAGGATCTGCGAGCCGGTAAGGAGCAACGCGTTTCTATTTACTCCAACAGCGGTGACTATCAAACGCAATTCACTCTATCATTAGAAGATGATGATGACAATGCGTGCACTATTAAGTTAGATAACGACTAACGTAGTTTTGCCCCTGTGGTGAAATTGGTAGACACAAGAGACTTAAAATCTCTCGATCGAAAGGTCGTGCCGGTTCAAGTCCGGCTGGGGGCACCAACAATAGGACTGTAGCTCAATGGTGAGAGCATCCGTCTTATAAGCGGAAGGTCGATGGTTCAAATCCATCCAGTCCCACCATCTAAAAAAAATGCTTGACAAAAGGCGAAACTATTAAAATTAAGAATACAATCTGGATGCACGAAGATGATGACGGTTCAACGACCGTGTTCGCCTTTGATACCTTTCAGATGGACCATCAAGAAATGTTTATGAAATGGGTTGAATTTATGAATGCCATCGGTTATACTTTAGACAAGGTTGAGATGGAAAAAATGTGGAATGGTGAGTGAGTGATGAAAAATCGTTATGGTGATGAGTATCATTGGGAAAAACTCAATGACAAAGAATACAAGTTTGTAATGGAAGGCGACTCAATGAAGTACTGCCGTTGGGGAGGTAAGGAAGGTCAAGAAAAACTTGATCCGAATGATCTTGGTATGTTTGATCCTAGTGGTGGTCCGTATGTTGAGATTGGTTCTTTGGTAGATGGTCGTGTTGTTGAACACATTCGTGAAGCCGAAAAAACGGTTATTGTAAAGGTGAAGTAAAGGAGAAGTGGCAGAGTGGTTGAATGCACTTGACTTGAAATCAAGCGAAGGTAAAACTTCCGTGAGTTCGAATCTCACCTTCTCCACCAATACGGAGATTAGCACAGCCTGGTAGTGCGTTCGCTTTGGGAGCGAAAGGTCGCAGGTTCGAATCCTGCATCTCCGACCAAATAATTAGAGATAAATAAGAGATGACAGATAAACAATTTGCTCCAGAAGAGTTAGAACAAAGTAAGCGTATTTTCAAATCCGCCACTCCTAAGTATACATTAGACTGGTATTTGAAATGGATCAGTAGCGTATTTGTTTTGGCTGCTATGTCCATTAGGGGATTAGAGGGCTTACATTTATGGGACCTATCATTAAGTACAATAGGTATCGTAGGATGGCTTGCAGTAAGCATTATGTGGAAAGACAGGGCATTAATTATTCTGAATAGTTTTGGATTATTATTCCTGTTGAGAAATCTTTCCGAGCAATTGGTATTATAAATAAAAGTACTCGAGGAAAAGTATGGCTACAGTTTACAAACAAAATTTATTAACCAAGGTTCGCGAATTTCAGGACCCTGATAACTTTCAAAAATTTGATCGCATCATAGCAGACATTCCATCTTTTGTTAATAGATGGCCTGCGTCAATGGGCGCTGGCATGATCCGTGATTGCACAAGCGCAGTTGCTGATCTAGCTAAAAACAATCTTACAGAAGACGGTACTGTTACTGTCAGTTGTACAGGTATTGCTCAAGAGCGATGGGACGAGTGGATGGAAGCTGAAGGTAACCAATACTTTGAATTAGTCCCAGACTCTACATGGGCTATGTTTAGACCTACCGCTTACAAAATGTCTACTAACAAACACTTCTGGCATAGACGTGATGATTACACATTTGTTAGAACGTATAGAAAGATTGGTAGCTCGTTTACAATCAAAAGAGATGCTTGGCCTGACATAGATGGGTACCCTAGAAGGTTTATAGACTTCCCTTTCCCTGACAATATGAACGATGTAGAGACGTCTGCTTTTAGAGCACCTGTTCATAAAGGTGTAAACGAAGCACAAGAATTACAAAAGTGGTTAATTAAAAACGGAATTGAATATTCAGTCACAACAAGAGACGATGGCATACAATTTGTAAGATCAATTAATTCTAATGATGCTAGCTTCCTTGGCGGATACGTAGTTCAATTTAGTTCTGATCCTTCTGACTGGATCCATTTACCAAAAGAAATTCTAAATCACCAAGGTCCTAATGGTCCTTATTTCAATAGCGCAGTGATGGATAGATTTGAGGGCGGCACTAACTTCCCTGGATTGAACGAATTATTTAAGCCTGCTAATCACAGACACGTAATGTTGTCTAGCTGGATTGTACAAACCCATACCAACGAAGGAGATCTTATTTTAGATCCTTTCTGTAGTTGGGGAAGCACAGTTGCAGCTGCTCTTGTTAACAAGAGAGACATTATTGGTGTTGAGGCTAATCCTGGAAGAGCAGACAACGCAGCTAGAGTTATTCAAGACTTATCTTAAACCAATCCTGTTGACTTTTAATACATTATAGTATAATATTACACCATGCCTAAAGTAACTGAAAAATTTAAAAACGAACCATTTGACAAAATGTTAAGGCGGTTCCGCAATCAAGTGGAACGCGCTGGTATTATTAAACGCTGCAGAGAGTTAGAATATTATGAGAAGCCTAACGTTGCTCGTAATATAGCTAACCAAGCATTAAAGCGTAAGAAAAAAGTAAATCTTCTAAAAGCTGAGAAGCTGGAGTCTCTAAGAAAACGAAATAAAAACGTGAGGTAGATATTAATTATGGTAAAGGACTTGAACATTGAAACGGTTGGTCCGTTTCGAGCTTTATATAATGCACTTACTCCTGATGAATGTGCCCATCTTTATACTTGCGTTCGTCATGAGAACATGGACGACAAAGGTAAAGAAATTGTTTCTCGTATAGCAAATCAAGCCAAAATGTATAACGAAGAAGTGCTTAACTTTAATGTTAATTTTGATAAGCCCGATGTTCATATGTGGGATGCGTATGAAGGCGAATCAAGAATAACTCTTTCCCCTGATCATGGCATACACGCTGGCAATATTCTTAATGACAATATCTTTAAAGTGTCTGTTATTGTAAACATATCAAGTCGTGATTATGTACAAGGTGGCGAGCTGACGTTTAAAAATTGGGCACCGCCTCCTCGTGTAGATAACTTTGGATCAGTTATTGCAGACAAAGCTGAGCATCAGCCAACATGGACTAATGAACAAGGCACGGTAATCCTTTATCCTTCAATGGAACAAAATGGTTATCAACTTGTAACCTCTGGACCTATTAAGAGGTTAAAAATTTATTTCCGTGGAGGGGCTTTTAAATGACAGAATATAAGAACGCAGTAGAGAAACAAAAACTAATGCTAGCAGCTGAAAAGTGGGCAAAGCAAGTTAAAGATATTCACGTACACTCACTGAGCTCTATGTGGTACGACGACAGACCACAAGACACTGCTAATGGTGAAAGCGTTACTGACACTGCTTATAATGATGGAACAGTAGTTCGTCAAAAAGATGGGAAGGTCATTGCTACATTCGGTAAGAAAAGAACCGGCGAGGACTTGTTATATCACTATACGCACTTTAGTGGTTTTTGATGAACCTAATTGATTTTGATACTGGTTATGATTTAATTCTCTCAAAGGCTGAGTGTCAAGAAATTATAGACTGGTTTAAACAAAATGAAAAAACTCTTGTTGCTACTACTAGAGTTGAAGGTGTTGATTATGACGCTAATAGAGAATATACAGAGAAAGGATATTCCGGTAACGTTTCTAAAAACAGAAAAGGATTTGTTTCATTTACACAAAAGCCATTTCCATACGAACAAGAAATAAGAGAATCAGTATACGACTATGCAGACAAAACTGGCATAAGATTATTTCAAGACGTTCCTAATGATCCGCAACTTAGAAATGCAGGATGGCAGTTTACTCAGTATATCGATAAAGGTGACAAGTTTGATGAGCACCAAGATCAAAGTGTTTCGCATTACTTTAACAAATGGTTTAGCGAGCAAGAAGTAGCTGGCGTACGTCATTCGTATAGAAAAATAAGTGCTACTATCCAGCTATCAGCCCCTGAAGATTATATTGGCGCTGCTTTAAAAATAAGAAACAAGAGGGACTCTGTTGTCCAGTATCCACGCGAACGTGGAAGTATAATTTGTTTTCCTAGCTATGCTTACCATGCAGTGGATCCATTAGAGAGCGGAGAACGGTATAGTTTAGTTGGTTGGTTCTATGGTCCATTCTGGAGATAATTAAACATGACTAGAATTAATTTAGTACCTACAGAAGAGTTAGCAGATCAACATTTGGTAGCAGAGTATAGAGAACTGTTTATGGTAGGGTCTGCTTTACAAAGATCATTAAGGTCACCTAATTGGGAAAAGAACAAAAAGACTTGGCCTAAAGCATTTACGCTTAACGGAGGTCATGTTAAGTTCTTTTACAACAAAGGTAAATATCTTCATAACCGTTATAATGAACTTGTAACAGAAATGAAGAACAGAGGGATGAGTCCTGATCCCAATCGAAGGTTTAAGCGAGAGCAATGGCCTGATGAATTGTATCTAAATTGGACTCCGAGTGATAAAGACTTGCTTCTTATTCGTCAACGTATACAAGAGCGAATAGATCAAAAGCCGGAGTGGTATAGATGGACAGACAAACACCAAAAGAATTAGTAGAGATTGGATTACCAGAAACCTTATGGTGGCCAGAAAAAGATTACGGCGCATATGGTAAACTTGAAGACGGCAAAGGTGATGGGCCTGCATTTGAGCTTTGGCAGCATTATGAAAAGTGGCTTGAGTTAACACCAAGACGTACTGTATGTATACAAGCTGGTGGATGCTGTGGCATGTATCCAATTTTTTATTCTTTGCATTTTGATAAAGTGTTGACGTGTGAAGCGTCAAAAGAAAATTTTAAGTATCTCAATACAAATGCTTCCAAGCATAAAAATATTATAACAGAGAACTTAGCATTAGCTAATCATGATCAGCCACTTAGAATGAGATCAACTGATACTAGAAACGTTGGTACTCATACGATGGATCCAGATGGCAACGAAGTTGTGCAATCGACTACCATTGATATGCTAGTTGAGAAACACGGCCTGCAAGACGTTGCATTAATACATTTGGACATAGAAGGATCTGAAGGTCCTGCTATACAAGGTGCGATAAAAACTATTGAAAGATTTTATCCAACTATCATAGCAGAAGATACTAGCAGTGCCCTTCGTCGTCACCTTCCACAAAGAGGGTACGAAATGCAACCTCACCACGACAAGGTGTGGGTAAAAAAAGTATGATACTTGTATGATACTTTTTTAAAAACTACATGGCTTAAACCTGTCTAGTATGATACTTTGTATGATACTTTCTCAAACATATGGTTAACATACATATTCGCGAAAGTTATAAATGATTATCATCTATTTTGATTAAGCCATAACTTTTAATTATTAAACCTTAGGAGAAACCATGACCACAACTGTGCTTCGGGCAGTGAAGTTCGTGGGCCAAGGAATTGAAGAAATCAAAGGAACAGAAGCATTTTTTGTTGCCAGAGAAATTATTGAATTTACAGCTTGCTTGATACTTCCACTAGCCATCCCATTTCTAATCATATATGGAGTTTAGAAATGATGCAGTATAAATAACTGCATGACACCAATAAATGCATCGCACTATGCGACAATTAACAGTACAGCTTATGTAGCCACGGTAGAGGTCTTAGAGATGTCTACCCCTGTGCTCACGATAGTAGACAAGGCTGCAGATGACCCTGTACCTACAAACTCCAAGACAATTGTAAACTCAATTAACCTTAATCGATTGTCTATGGAGTTTCCTATTGAGGGCGCAAAGTACATACGTGACAACACTACGGACAATTTAGATACATGGCAAATATAACTTCAACATATAAAAGCTATGGCTTTATTAATTACATTGATAGATGGGATCCGATAACAGACGGGGCACATTTAAGAAGAACAACGTCACTGCCTGCACCTACTGAGCAATCAAGAATAACACATAACAATTCTAACTACAGCAAGTCCATATTTCATTTAAATTGTCAAGGTAGCGGCAATCGTAGACACACAGTCTACTTCACAGCTCAGAAGGATACTGACTTTAGAGTATTAATGAACACCAAGTTTAAAGATGTCGTAACTGGGTCTAATAGATTCGTCAGCGACATTACTCTAGCCGCATTATTTAATCGTGTCGATCAAGACTACGGCGTTAGTGTTGCTGACCATGGCGAATATACTATGGGAGAATTATTTGAATTTAATGGTGACGAATACAAAGTTATCTATGATATGAATTATAACTTTGGCGGTCGAGAAGCTAGAATGAAACAGTTAGGGCTTGTCACTGCAGACAATGAATTTACAAAAGTGTTTGGTTCAATGGTGCCGTCTTATCCAGTGGATTCAAGAATAAGCCCCACAGAAGGCCGAGCTCTTTGCTGTAACTTTATACCCCCTTCAGTGGGTACTTACAGCGATTTAATGGCCTGGAATCATAAAGGGTATGTTATCTTCAATCAGACAGATACCCTAACGATTAACAAACTTGGCGATGAGGATTTCATTGTTCCTCTTAATGACTTTGTAATAGAAGGAATTAATGGTGACGCAGACGTCACATGCGAATTTGGTAGACCTATGCAATTAGTCTCTCAGTCCAGAACAATTAAAGCTGGAATGGGCGGTTATTTGCTTCACATATATAAGTAATTCTATAAATACAAACATGGAAATGTTTGATTTACTTCGCGATGTAGGAACCTCCATCGCAGCAACAGTTGTGCTTGGTTATTTTATCTTTCTGGTATTGAAACAAATACTAGACGGTATCGTCGACGATTTAAAAACATTAACTGGCTTTTGTAAGATGTTAGAAACAAGAGCTAGATCCATGAGCAATGAAATGGTTAAGATAGATACATTAGTATCTAGCGCTTTAGGTTTAACGCCGGACGTGGATAGACTTGCACGTGCCGAAAACTTTGTCGAAGATGGCAAGGTAGATGTTAGAAGGGATTAAAATTGGAAATAGTAGATGTCGCATCTCTTATTGATGAATTTGGTTTACCGGTCATCATGTCAATTGGCATGGGCTATTTCATATTTTATATTTGGCAGTTTGTAGGTAATCAATTAGAGCCAGCAATAGAAGAAATGCATATAGCATTGATTCGTGTGATTGATCAAACCCGTATGCTCGACCAAGACTTAATTAGACTTCAGCAGAAAGTCAATGTAGTATTACAGTACAGGGCTAAGGATGAGGTAATCCAAGACGCTAAAGAAAAAGAAGCACTAAGAAAGGTGGAAGATAAAAATGAATGATAAAGATTGGAAACTATTAAAGAGCCAGCAAGATCCTCATATATGGACAGGTAGAGATATGTTTAAAGCAATGGTGTTTGGAATGTTCCTTGCATTACTAATGATGAGTCCCTCATTGTTTGCCTCTCCAATTGTTCACCAATTTAAAAATCCTTCATTCAGTGGTGTTGGAACTGGAGCTCATTATTTAACAATTGAGAACCAAGAGCATAGTAGAAAGAAGCAAATTCAAGATTCATTAGAAGCTGCACGTAAAGCTGCAGAAAGAGAAGCTGACAATACAGTGTTAGCAAAGTTTATTAGAAATTTAGAATCACGCATATACGCTCAACTAGCAAAACAATTAGTTGACAATATGTTTAGCAATGATAACCCAGTGAGGTTTGGATCTTTTGTATTAGAAGGATCGACGGTGACTTATGAAGTACTAACAAACGAAGACGGTACAGAGTATATCAAAATGACTATTATTGGAGAAGATGGATCCACAACAGTCATTGAGATTCCTATCGGTACAGGAAACTTCGGTGGGAATACAGATGACCCGGACGGCTAGCCTATTAACATTTTTATTACTTACAGGATGTGCATCTATACCGCAATGGTCAGAGACGCCTGCCGACTGCTCATATCAAACAGGAAAGTTTGATGAGGGATGGAATAAGGATGTCTATACAGGGATCCGTAAATTCTATAGCAGCAATTTAATATGTGCTGAAAACCCAGAAGTAGTTAGACTGCCATCATATATTGAACTACTTAATCTACCTCCAGCACAAAGTAAGCCTGTTGTTGCGGTATATCAATTCCTAGATAAAACAGGACAGAGAAAAGACTCGGTCACAGGACAAAGTTTCTCCACCGCAGTAACACAAGGTGGAACAGAATTATTAATTGACGCTCTGAAGACAGCTGGAAACGGTACGTGGTTCAGAGTAGTAGAAAGACAAGGACTAGATGCCCTTGTCAGAGAAAGACAAATTATTAGATCAGGTCGTGAAGAAGTAGCAAAAGCGACTGGCGAAGATATACAGAATTTAGGTCCTCTCTTATTCGCAGGAATGATTATTGAGGGTGGCATTATTGGGTATGACACTAACATTAAAACAGGTGGTCGGGGCGCACGAACACTTGGTATTGGTTTTAGCAGACAGTATAGACAAGACGTGGTTACTGTATCTGTTAGAGCTGTGAGTGTTCTTACTGGTGAGATATTATTGAACGTACAAACTAAGAAAACTGTTCTTAGTTATGGTAGCGGCGGAGACGTGTTCAGATTTTACGAACAAGGAACCCAGTTAGTTGAGTACGAAGATGGAGTGGGTAATAATGAAAGCGTGACGTACGCAGTACGAACAGCTATTGAGGCTGCTGTACTGGAAATGGTACACCAGGGCCATATAAGAGGGTTCTGGACTATTAATAACTTTGGGGAAGAAAAAGATGAATAAAATATTTTTAGGCCTAACATTATTTTTGTTCTCGTCTTTCACTTTTGCTCAAGCAACAGATGATAATGAAATCAACATTGATCAACAAGGTGATACATTATCACTTTACATTGACCAAGTTGGTTACGGTAACAAAATTGGATTGACAGACTTCTCGTCTGGCTCTAGTCCAATGACAATTACTGGTTCGTCACTATCTTTTGATATCGATATGATTGGTAACGAGAACTTAATTTTTGGTCCTCTCGTGGGCGATAGTTCTACATTCACGCTCTTGTTTACAGGAGACAGCAACTCGCTGGAATGGGATATCGGTTACATAGGATCTTCTGATAGCTCGGATGTCAACATTGATATTACAGGCGATAGTAACGACTTGAGTATCTTTCAAGGATACAATGCTTCAGCAGAAAGACTTGATCTTGACTTAACAGTCATAGGTGGAACAAATATCTTTGACATTGATATAGATGTAGATGATGCTATTTGGAACTTCGATATTACTGGGGATTCTAATAACATCAACACTCTGCAAAAGGACGGAGCCGAACATGAAATCAATATGACTCATGTAGGTGACTCAGCTGATATTGATATCAATCAATTAAGTGGAACATGCCCAACAGGCGTTACTACTTGCAATGGTATCATTACATTAGATATTGATTCTGAGAATGCAGTCATTCAAATCAATCAAAAAGATACTAGCAACGACAGCTAGTTACTTTTTCATCATAGGGTTAGTAAATGCTAACCCTATTGGTGATATTATAGAGCACAAGGGAAGTGCTTCAATAACTCGCGAACAAGGCGAACAATTATCCGTGGACGATCAGTCCATACCTTCAATACAAATTAACGATACAGCGGAGACTGCTAATGGGAGACTTCTCATAGAGTTTCTTGACAAAGCAGAACTCTCTCTGACTGAGCACACAAGAGTCTATATTGACAAAGTGTACTATGACCCTGATCCATCTAAATCAAAAATGTCGATGAAGATGGTTTTAGGGACTGCTAGATTTGCATCTGGTAGACTAGGAATGGTAAACAAAAACAATATAGATATCCAGACCCCCACGGCTCAAATACAAGTTAGAGGAACCGATTTTACAACAACGATCGATGAGTTAGGTCGATCATTAGTAGTTCTCCTTCCTGATCAATATGGTAATCCATCTGGAGTGATAGAAGTATTCAATGAAGGAGGATCAGTAACATTAGAAGAGGCATATGCTGCAACCGTTGTATCAAGTCTTGACAAAGCACCAACACAAACAGTAACAATCAATAATATTACACCATCAATGATAGATAATATGTTTATCGTATCTCCTCCGCCAGAAGTAAAAGACGAGATAATAGATGGGACAAATTCAGATCTGAATATGGATCAAGGATTACTTGATATAGATTTTTTAGAGTTCACAGAATTAGAAACAGATTACTTAGCTAAAGATGATTTAGAGTTTACAGAGTTAGATATAGATGCACTTAATGTTGACTTCTTATCTGATATATTAGATATTATAGATGAGCTAGTTCGAACTACAGCAACGTTGGACGGATCAGCTTTAGAGTCAAAAGATGGAACGTTTAAACTAAGAAACGCACAAGTAGGTTTTAACAGTGACTCACAATACAACATATTTGAACAAGATGGCGATGTAGTTTTTTTCAGAGATGTAAATGGTAAAATAAGATTAGAATTTGCCATGTCGTCGTCTGTACGAGTAGATACGTCTGTTGAAGGTTACAGTGGTTCTATATACCTAAATGGAGGAGACGACTCTATAGTTGTTATTACACAAGCACAATGAATTGGAAGAACATTAAACGTTTATTTTTTAAATATTGGATAAGACCATGGGCACCATTTGTGTTTTTGATCGCCCCATTAGCATTTGCTGATAATGAAATTACTATTGACCAAACTGGTGGAGATAACTTTAATCTCACAATCAATCAATTTGGTTCAAACAATGTCATCAAAATGTATGACGCATATTCTTATGTCAATGGTGCAAATATAACTCTTACACTCATTCAACAAAATGAGACGACTACAAATAATGTTATAGAATTGTGGCACTTAGATGGTGGCGGAAACACTATTCGTTGGGGTCAAGGTGTTGCATGGGACAATGCAACAAGCAGTACCTACTCCTATGACGGTGAAGAAGGTGGCGATCACTATGCAAGATTAGACATCCACGGTAATAACAATCATTTACAAGGACATCAAACAAACCAAGGAAGCACTAGCGGTCATACATTTAATAGTCTTATTTTTAGTGACAGCAATGATATTTGGATACGACAACAACAAGACGGCGCAAAGACAATCGACCTAACAACATATAGTGATGGCAATGACATCACTCTAACACAAAAGGGCAATGGTGCTAATCATACTGCAAACATCACATTGTCAGGTTCAGAATCTACTATACTCAATCTATTACAACAAGGAACAACTACACAAACATATTCATTATCAGTCGACTGTTATACAGTTGGTGGATGTAGCACAACGGTGATGCAGGGTCAATAATGAAATGGTTAACAAAGTGGTGGATAGTATTAATTACAATCACCTTGTTTGCTTCACTGCAAATAACTAAACCAGATTTCTTTCAAAGCATTACCTATTCTTACTACGACTTCTTACAAGGAGAAAAAGAAAAGGAGCTTGTAGATAATATTGTATTAGTCAACATAGATGAAAAGGCAATACAAAAGGAGGGCCAATATCCTTGGCCTAGAGATATAATTGCAAAATACATTAACAATGGACCGGCCGATAGTTTATATGTAATGAACATTGTTTATTCTGAACCAGATAGGTTTGGAAAAGATAAGGAATTATCACAAGCATTTTTAAACAAAGCTGTTGTGTTATCTTCTGCTCCAACAACACAATTAAGTGATGGCGTTGGAAACTTTGTTGGTGTATCAACATTTGGAGAACAAAATGAACAATGGACCTTTAAATTTCCAGGTCTACTTTATCCCATTGATCTGCTTAGCTATGCTGCTTTCGGCGTTGGTGCTACCGTTGCTATTCCTGATCAACCTACCGGAGTCGTGCGAAGAGCGCCTCTTGTTATTAATGCAAATGGAGTACAGTACCCTTCACTTGCCCTTGATACCGCTAGAGTGTACACAGGAGAACCAAGTTACCAAATGAAAGTCGGTACCAATGGTATCGAATGGGTAAGAATAGGTAGACAGGATCCAATAACGACAGACAGTTTTAGTCAATTGCCAATTGCATTTTGGAATGAGTTTGAAACGGTTAGTATTTTAGATCCATTGCCAGCTGGCAAGGTTTTAATTTTTGGTGTAACGGCAGAAGGATATTCTAATCCAGTACCAACCCCCACGGGCGCACAGTATCCCCATCAAGTTCAAGGCCATCTAATTCATACCTTGCTTTCAGGAGTTCAAATACAGCGACCCGACTGGATTGCAGTAGCCGAGCTCTCGTCTTTGGTGTTAGTTGGTTTAATAATTTTGGGGGTGGTTTATGTCGCTCCCACAGCTCTAGCGGGGTTAGCTTCTCTGGCCCTAATAGCATCCTCGATTGGCATATCGTATTACTGGTGGATGTCAGACATCTTATTCTTCGATGTAACGTTATTGTCTCTATGTGCATTTTTAGTATTTGCTCAATCTTCTTTTAACAAGTACTATATCACCTTTAAAGAAAAACAATTAATTAAAAAACAATTCAGTACTTATTTGGATCCTCGTCAGGTATATTTATTACAGAAGGATCCTTCGCTACTTAAACTAGGTGGCGAGCGAAAGAATATGTCATTCTTGTTTATGGACATATGTGGCTTTACTCCAGTATCAGAACATTATAAAAACAATGATGATCCAGAAGGGCTAGTAGAATTAATTAATATGTATCTTGGCCGTATGACCGAGATTATCCTAAATAATGGAGGGACAATTGACAAGTATATGGGAGATTGTATAATGGCGTTCTGGAACGCTCCTTTACCTTGTGAAGATCACGCAGACAAAGCTGTAGATGCAGCAATAGAAATTAGTGAAGCAGCAGATGAACTTATTAAAGAGCTTGAAGAACAAGGTTTACCTCGCATTGACGTTGGTATTGGTATCAATACCGGCGACTGCATCGTCGGAAACATGGGATCATCCACTCGATTTGACTATTCCGTCATTGGAGATGCCGTCAACCTCGGTGCTAGACTCGAAGGCCAAACCCGCAATTATGATGGGGTACGAGTGTTGCTATCACAGTTCACTGCTGGAAGCAGTTCAAAGAGAAGCTACAGACACATTGATCGCATCAAAGTTAAAGGAAAAGAGGAACTTATCGACATTTACACTGTATGATGTCAATGACCCGGCGTACGATTCAGTAAAAATATTGTTTTATGCACTGCATGCAGCAGATGTGTGGAGTACAGTAGAAGGTATGAAGTATGATTGTGTTATTGAGCGAAACCCTTTATTGCCAAGAGTACCACGCAGAGATAGATTATTATTACATAAGGCAATATTTTTATCTCCATTTGGAATGTTATTTGAAGAAGATGCTATTACAAATAGAGAAATGATCTTTCCAATGGCAGTAGTATCATGGGCAATATATAGTAATTTAAAAGTAATAGATAGAGCAAAGGATAGATGCAACTTAAGATAACAAATAACCAACACGATCCGGACCCATATTGGGAAACTCCTATTCCTTCTTGGCTTCTTGATAAGTTTACTAGAGATGATATTGCATTATTTGATCAAAATGGGTATGATATGACTGTTGTTGAACAGTGTTATGCAATGTGGAGCGGTTATCAACCACAACCTCACCGTATAAAGTATACAAATAAGCTGCCATGGATGGAGGAAACAGAGATTAGCAACGAAGGACCACACCTAAACCACTGTGATTTGTATATGAGACGCGGATTTGCCGGCGAAGCACTAGATCAAATACAATTTTTAGCGCAAAAGCAGCCAATTTTCAACAAGTTAGCCGCTATGAGACCAAAGTGGGGCGTAGATATTAGTATAGATTACGCGGATTTACAAGAAAATGTGTTCGAATTGCTTCATTTTGAGTGGGATAGCTTTGAAATACATGAAGTTTACTTAATGAAAGAGTATGTTGAGGCGAGAATTAAGGATGTTGACTGGGATTTTCACGCAAATCAGATGTTATCACGTAAAGAAGAGTGGAAAAATCTTGATTTTTTCGCGCAATCAGACTGGAAACAGGCGTATTGGGGGCTTCCACGGGAGCAATTTAAGGAAGTTATTTGGTATTAATTTCGTTTTTCTGTTGACTTCAAATCGACTATTTGGTATAATAGTTGTATGTTAAGTAAGGAGAACAAAATGACAAAATTCAATAAAGAAGAATTCACGTGGGATGGAATGTATTTAATGTACAGAGGCCGTCACACTCAATCAGTAAACATGGAGGTTGCAAGACCTGGATGTCACCCATCATGGATCGGCTTACCACAGCCTGAGTTCATTGCTAGGTTCAAGTATGGATACAAGCCTTGGAAAGCATGGGTTAACTTTTTAGTTAAGAATGTTACTGTCGAACAGTATCTTGAGCTTCAAAAAGCTGAACACCCTAAAGGGGCAATGAGAAAACTAGGCTACAAAGGAAAGTAGCCTGTTGACTTCAAATCGAATTTGTAAGATAATAGTTGTATAAATTAAATCAAGTAAGGAATATATTATGAAAACAGTAGCAGAAATGTCTAAAGCAATCAACCTCGCTAACTTCTCTAACACAGAGCTGTCAGCGTTAATCTCAAACATCCAATCAATCAAGTCTAGCAACGCTAAACTGTCTCTGACAGAAGGTGCGGATTGTTTTGTTATTCAGAAGACCAAGCGTACTCCTGGAGTGATCGTCAAAGTAAACAAGACTCGTTGTGTTGTTGAAATGAAAGGTGGCAAGTACAATGTACCAATGTCAATGCTGGAGGCAGCTTAATGTCTATAGCTAAGAAGAAGATAATTGTAACCGACGTAGATGGAGTCCTCCTTAACTGGGAGGACGCCTTCCAAATCTGGATGGAACATCAAGGGTTTAGTAAAGTAAAAGGACACCAGTTCATTTACAACGCAGCTGAGCAATTTGGTCTCAGCAAGACAGAAGGTAGGAAATGGGTAAGGCTGTTCAATCAGTCTGCCGCTATTGGTTTCTTACCACCATTGAGGGACGCGCAAGAAATCGTTCGACTCCTTTACAATAACTACGGTTATAGATTTGTTGTGTGTACCTCACTGTCTAATGATAAGGCAGCTCAAGAACTAAGAACTAGGAATCTTAAAAAGATATTTGGTGATGTGTTTGAAGAGTTTGTCTATCTTGATACAGGAGCTGATAAAGATGAAGCTCTATACAAACTAGCCAAGAAGTATCGAGGCTGTCTATGGGTAGAAGACAAACTAGAGAACTGCGATGCAGGAGATGCTGTTGACTTTGAACCCATTTTGATGGAACATGGCTACAATATGAATCTTGAACACGACTACTTTGTAGCTCGTGATTGGGAAGACATATACCTACAAATCATTAACAAGAGGAAGTAATATGGTTGCAACTATCGTCACCGGTGTTCGCGGTGGGAAACTATCTAAGTCACGTGAACAGCTGATTGATAAGATTAGTGCGTTTGTTATTGATGAATATAAGCTCAGTCGATTTAAAGCCGTTGTAAGTATTAAACAACATCTGTCTCGAAAGTTGATGGATAATTTTGCTGTTGGATATGCCTCAATAGACATCATCCCAACTGACAATGGCAATATTAAATGGGCTACTATTGATCTTGTTAATCAAAATAAACGTGATTTTATAAAAACGTTGCTACATGAGTGGTGTCATGTAAAACAATATCTTCGAGGCGAGATGTCTTTAGATGGACGTAAGTGGAAATCTAAAGATGTGTCTAAACTCTCATACAGCAAACAGCCGTGTGAAAAAGAAGCGTACCGTGAGCAAGAGCGTCTATACAAGAAGCTCGTTGACCTTAAAATTATTTAATCGTATAATACACGAAACTTTATTAGGAGAATATTATGGCTGATAGTCAGTTTAAAAATGTCGACAAAGTTGTCTTCCAACTAGCAGGAGCTATTGATGGACTCATTAGAGTTCTATCAACCAACAATCAGTTTGAAGAGCTTGAGTTAGACTACCTTAAAAATTGGTTGAACAAAGAACAGGATCCTCTTCTAGGAACCATTATTGCTCAACTAGTTGGACTAAGGGAAGTAGAAACACCTGATCGACCTGAGGAGGGCACAGAGTAATGGCTTTTATTTCTGTGGGTGAATCCCTCCCTCTTTTTCGTTACAAGGATAGAGTTGCTGGTGAATTTGTAAATATTGATTTACAAAAAGAGATCAAAGGTAAGAAAGTTGTTATCTTTGGACTTCCAGGAGCTTTTACCCCTACATGCAGTTCACAGCAGCTGCCAGGTTATGAAATGCTGTTCAGCAAATTTGTAGATGCAGGTATTACTAATATCTATTGCACCTCTGTGAACGATCCGTTTGTTATGAACTCATGGTTCGACGCTCAAGGTGTCACTAATGTTAGATCATTGCCTGATGGTAATGCAGACTTTGCAACACAAATTGGTGCTAATGTACAAAAGCGCAATCTAAACTTTGGTATTAGAAGTTGGAGATACGCTCTTGTCGTTGACGGTGATACTAATACAGTACTTGCAAGTTTTCCGGAAGAAGGATTTGGTAATGATGTCGAAGGTGATCCTTATGAAGCATCAAAGCCTGAAGCGGTACTAAAATGGATCAAAGAGAACCTGTAAGAAGAGTAGTCACTTGGGACGAGTGTACTGAACTTGTACAGCATATAGCTGCCCAGGTAGGACATGACGAACCAGATGCAATTGTTGGACTAACCCGTGGAGGGTTAGTTCCAGCAGTTATGCTATCACATATGTTTAACGTCCCATTGTACTGTCTTAACATCTCATTACGAGATGGCATGGCGTCCACATCTAAATTTAACTGGAAGGAGCTTTCAGATTTCTCTAATATTATTATCGTAGACGACATCAACGATAGTGGGTCTACTTTTGAAGCAGTGTTAGATCAATGTTATAGAAAACTGATTCCACATCCTAGATTTGCATCATTATTCACTAAAGATAGCTCAAAATTTACATCACTGTATTCTGGAGAGGTAATAAATAAAGAAAAGGAAAACGACTGGATAGTCTTTCCTTGGGAATAATAAAAGGAGACTTTATGGATATTATTAATATCGCAAAAGATTGGATCTTAGCTCGATGGGCTGAGCGTACTTCATGGGATGGAGGCATTATTATAGCTCTATCTTTATGCTGGATAATTCTTGGAGGTATTGTAGACTGGTTAGCATGGCTAGCATTAGCTTACGGTATTTTCACTTTCGTTAAATCAGAAGGCTGGAAGGACTTATAATCAGTTATGTGGAATTTATCAAAGATATTTAAAACCACCAAGTACCTAATGTCAACTGACACAAAGGGATTTGGTAATTATGACAACCCGGACATGAACGGACAGCATCGTCTTGATCATATTGTTAATATGTACCGTGAGATGAATATTCCATTCGGGCCAATGATGGCAGCAGCTAACAGAAAGACCAAAAAGGGTAGAGATATTCTTTGGGCTAGAGGTCAATTTGCTGAAGAGTATGTTGATGAAGTTACTGTACCAACTTTGATGAATTTTGACTATTTGAATAAACTGGCACCTAACACGGTAGGTGCCCATTACTTTAACCTCATAAAGAATTGGGGTATTGAAGATTTATATAATCAAAGATTCAAACACGAAGAAGCTAATCCAGAAAGATTTGACCAAGAAGTAAGAGTTAATCTTTCAAGGCATCTTCTATTAGTACACGACTTCTGGCACGTATTGTTTAGATACGATACTGCAACAATGGGCGAAGCAATGATCCAAGAAGTCACAAGTCATCTTTCTGCATTTAAGCCACCAAAAGTAGTATCGTTCTTTGGTACATGGAAAGTTGCAAGAAAGACAAAGTCAAAATTACCTTGGGAAGTTAGAAAAGAATGTATAGAGCTTTCTAAGAAAGTAGATAAGAGTTTATTTCATTTAGGTCCTATGGAGCTATTAGAAATGGACATCCAAGAAGTGAGACAAAAGTATAACATTGGCGTTCCAGTCAAGTATAAGCAATTTGTTGAACAGTTTGGAAAAGAAGGTGAGAGCAGAATGGATACATTCCATCCTCAGTACTCTGATGTTGAGTGGGACGAAACAGAAGTAGTTATTTAATGTTTATTAAGAACGGCAAATGGGACTGGCCGATAATAAAGTTCTACAAAAAGAATGGTCTATTAAAAACAATACCATATGTAATATTCATTCTACTAGGAATTAAAATAGTAATCATCAATGGTGCTATCTTTATCCTAAACCTTTTTGGAGCTGGTATAGAGTATGCACCTATATTGAAAAATTTAGGGATAATCTAATGGCATATAGCGAAAAGGTAGTAAAAAGATTCGAAGAGGTTTTAAACAACCCTGCAGCTCATGGTGTAGGTAGATTTGATCCTAAAGATCCAAACGTAGCAACCGGAATGGCAGGAGCTCCTGCTTGCGGTGATGTTATGAAGCTGGATCTTAAAGTTAACCCAGACACTGATGTTATAGAAGACGTCAAGTTCAAGACATATGGATGTGGAAGCGCTATTGCTTCATCTACTATGTTCGTTGAGATGTTGAAAGGTCTTACAATGACCGAAGCACTGGAGATTAAGGACAAGGACATTGCTGAAGCATTAGATCTACCTCCTATCAAACTACACTGTTCTGTTCTTGCAGAAGACTCTATTAAAAAAGCATTAAAACACTGGGAAGAGAAAACAGCTCACAGAAAACATAACCAATGATAGAGTTAACAGATGAGGCTATTCAACAGCTACTTGAGAATCAGAAAAGAGACGGATGGAAAAATATACGACTGGGAATCACCGGTGGTGGGTGTGCTGGTTTTGAGTACGTCTTTGATTCTAGCAATGATGATGGCAATGCTGATGATATTGTCCTTGATTATGGAAAATTTAACATTCTCATCAACAAAATGAGCGTTCCATACTTATCTGGGATGACGTTAGATTTTATTACCGAGGGTTTAAATAAACTATTTAAGTTTGTAAATCCTAAAGAACAGGCAGCATGTGGTTGTGGTGTAAGTATTAATTTTGATTTAGAAAAGGTACAAGTAGACGCAAATAAGATATTTGCTGTTGAATTATAATATGGATGGTGTTATACTAATCGCAAAAATCGTTATAATAAATAACGTATATAATACAAGGAGAAAAATATGGAAAGCACTTTAGGAATTTTAATCATTGTGGCATTTGTTGGTTTCATTGGATATCACATTTGGCAAGACAAGAAAAAAGAGGATGTACCAGCACCTAAACCTAAGCCTGCACCTAAGAAAAAAGCAGGTGGCGGAAGACCTAAGTCTGGTGGCGGGAAGACTAACTTAAAATAGTATGGCTAATTGGTTAATTTATTCAAAGGACCATTGTCCTTATTGTGACAAAGCAAAGTTTGCTTTAAAAGACGAAGATAATGTAGAGGTGAAAAACATTTCTGAGAACATTGATTGGTTCAGTGAGCTCAGAGAGAAGAACCCTGCAGCAAGAACTATGCCGCAGATTTATAGAGACGATCAATTGATCGGCGGATATGACCAACTAAAAACTTTTTTGGAATTGAATGAATCATTATGAAATTAAATGTGATAGGCGATCCTGAGGAGTCAAATCCTCAAGTCGAGTCTAATGAGTTAGACAGAAATGCAATGGGCGGCACTGAACTTATGAAGTACGCCCTTAATAAAAAAATTGATCCTGCGGTACTGGACAAGTTTCAGATTATTCCTAGTAGATTTAGAGGAACCGTTAAAGGCAAGATTCCGATCTATTGGGTTCACGATCTAGCACAGGATCCAGAAATGAGCCATCTAAAAGATGGCGGATGGGAAAAGTTTGAAAAGATTGTTTGTGTGTCGCATTGGCAGAAACAACAAATAGTAGACTTTCTAGGAGTTCCTCCAAGTAAGATTGTCGTGCTTCAAAATGCAATTGAACCTATTGCTGAGCACACTAAACCAGATCCTAAAGAATGTGTTAACTTGATTTATCATACTACCCCTCATAGAGGATTAGAGCTTTTGTATCCTATTATGGAATGGGTGGAACAACACTTCTCGCACATCAACTGGCACTTAGATGTTTATAGTTCGTTTGGAATCTATGGATGGAAAGAACGAGACAAGCCTTTTAAAGATCTATTCAAAAAAATAAAGAAACATCCTAATATGACATATCACGGTCATGTTGAAAATAAAGAAATTCATAAAGCGTTACAGAAGGCACACATCTTCTGTCTACCTAGCGTATGGCCAGAGACAAGCTGTATTGCTATGTTAGAAGCTATGAGCGCAGGTTGTATTTGTGTTCATAGTAGTTTAGCTGCATTACCAGAAACGACAGCTAATTGGACCCTCCAGTACGACTACACTGAAGATATGAACGAGCATGCCACTAGATGTGCTCTAACTCTAGGAGACGCTTTACAACTAGTCACTGATCCAGTAATGGATGAAAGACTCAATATGCAGAAAGCATATACCAATGGTTTTTACAATTGGGAAGTGAGAGCAAAGCAGTGGGCTGTTTTGTTAAACAATATCATCAACAGTAAGGAAACAACTAATGTCTCAGAGGGAACAGATAGCTAAATCTATCTCTATAGAAAATCATTTAAAACTTCAGATAGCAGAATTAGAGAAAGCTAAGTATGGTGCTCTAATTAAAAATGTAGAATTAAGAAAAGAGATTTTAGCTCTAAAATCTGAAAATAAAAATCTTAGTCAGCTTCTCCAAAACTCTCGCGTAGAGTAAGAAACTGAAGTAAGTATTGGTTACGCTCCTTAGTGTTCTTAATGAACACTTGGGGCTCTACCTCTCCATCGACCCCAATGATTGTAACTAACTGAGGAACCTGAAGCCCGGTTCTCTCCTCAAACATAAAACTATAAGCTGACTCCTGAACAAAATAATTCTGGATCCACTCTTCTTTCTTTTTCTTCTTAGCTGTTTTGAAATCTATAATAGAAAGCACGCCATCGTATTCAGCGACTAAGTCTACTTGGCCAGCTGCTCTTAGAAAATCACTATAAAGAAATCCTTCTACTGATCTAACAACTGTTACGTGTTTGTCCAAATGTTTCTTTATAGTGAGGAACATTTCTTTGTTAGAAGGCATTACCTTTTCTTCAGTTAACTCTCCAAGAATATAATCTTCACATAATTTATGTACGCTAGTTCCTCTGGCTGATGCCTGTGCTGTTATTTTATTTGCTGCAGTACTACCAACTCTAGCTCTCCACTCGCTTATTGCTTTAGCGTTCATCTGAGACGTTATAGTCGTGATAGAAGGGTAGTGAGAGCCGTCTGGTGTCTCATATACTCTTTTGCCGTTAACGTTCCGTCTAGGCAGTTTCTGAAGGTCTGAGAGCTGTAAATCAAACATCTATACGATTCCCATGGTAGCTTTTGTAATAATGTACTCTTTAACTAAAGGACTTCTTACAATGTCACCTGTTTTAAATTCCATCTTAACAAAACTCGTCATGTTATTGATGACGCTCATAAATTGAGAGATACCAGAAAGTTCTCTTGTGTTAGCTAGATCGCTTTGTCTATAATCACCACACAAGATACATCTAGTATTATCTCCTAATCTTGTAATGACACTGTCAATCTCATGAAAGGTCATATTGTTTATCTCGTCGACAAGTACAATACAATTATCAAGAGTGGTTCCGCGAACAAATGATGTCGGGACAAACTCAAGCATAAATTTGTTACTAAGGATCTCATAAGCGTCTCCCCTATGAAATAATGAAGATGCAATTTGTTTGTAAGGCTGTTCATAAACTTCCATTTTCTGTTTGGCTGTGCCAGGCAAGAAACCAATGTCCCTTGTAGGCACTGCACTTCTTACTATTACTAATTTTTTGCTGTGGTTTTTGAGCACCTCTTCTAAAGCTAGTGCCATTCCAACATACGTTTTACCAGTACCAGCATAACCATGCATTAGCAGATGATGACCATCGTCCCATGCCCGGCAAGCTGCTGCCTGAGTATCTGTTTTTGGTTTGAAGTCAACTTTAAAGTTGGAGGTGTTTATAGAATTGTCTTTTTCTAAGACGTCTTGTTGGCGTAACATTCTACGTTGCTTTTTAGTTAGTCTATGTTCCACTGTTCATATCTTTCTGAAATTTCTTTTGCCACTTCTCTACAACTTGATTAACCTTTCCTTGCTTAGCTGTGGTAGCTTTAGCTCCTACTTCCCTTCCAAAAGGAGTATTAGGATTTTGTTCACCAATCTTTTGCAGTACTTCGCTAAACCCTTCGTCGACTTTTCTCTGACCCATAACACCAGATACAATCATAGGAGCACCTATTACAGATTGAAGCTGAGGATTGTTTTCCAAGAAAACATCTTTCTCGGCCATCTTCATCATCATATCAAAAGTCTCACCCGTCTCGGTGTCCTTGAACGTATATAATGGCATTAATTTTGATTCGCTGGGTCGTCTAAAAATTCTGGGTATGCTTGTTTGATGATCTTCTTAGACACGCCTTTAATCTTTCTACTCTTTGCTTCAAGTAGTAAGGCAGCATCATCTGGATCAACTTCTTCTAGCATACTAATAAACAAATGCTCTCTTTTTGTTTGAGCAACGTTTGCTGATTTTGCATGCTTCAAGAAAATGTACATACGTCTCATATCTTGATATAGATTACCCTGCGCGTCCATAGACTTGTCCAATGGTTTGTATGGAGGGTTACCTTCAGGAAGTGCCCAAGTCAATCTGTTGTCGTAGGTCAACTCAAAGAGGCCTCTCAGCTCTTTGTTGTCTTCTCTTTGCAAGATTCGAATCTTTTCGCCAACAGACTTGGCTTCTTTGACTTCATTAACTATTTCGCCTAATCCTTTTAACATATTAAAACTCACTTATATTTTCTACTAAATTATTTAGCTTTTTTTGAACAAAGTAGTTAAACAAATGTTTTCTATCTTTGTCAGGTTTATTCCATTGCACATGCACTTCATTTTTAATATGATCGGGCGTGTGCTTTAAGTCGATCAGTTTCCAATTTCTATGAAACCCTTCTCTCCACTCATACGAACCGTCTATCGTACCAAACGTAGAGACCGATGAAACTACATCGACAATCTTATTTAGGGTCGTTTGTCTAACAGGCTTTTGTCTTTTGCCTGTTACAAAAACGTCGTCGTCAGATAAGGCATTAGGAATTCCATCGCCTCTATCTCCCTTAACAATATGTTCAATCATATAAAGAGAGGGATCCTTATGAGTGACCTTTCTCTTTCTGATTGGATCATATTGATCGACATTAACAAATTGTTGAAGTTGAATAAAGTCTTTGTCGCCAGACAAGATCAGAATCTTTTCTGCTCCAGAACCTAACTGAACTCCAAACTCATGACAAAGCACGCCAATGATATCATCAGCTTCAGCAGTGTCTACTTGTAATACTTTGTACGGGAAAAATTCTTTGAGCTCATCCCTTATGTTATTAAGGCAATTGAATATATGAGGCCAATCATAATCAGACTCATCTCTATTCTTTTTACGGTGAGCTTTGTAGTATGGGAAGATTTTCTTTCGCCAGTTATTAGTATCATCACAACAGATAACTAACTCGCCATACTCTTCTTTAAACTTTACACGGGAAGCTCGTAGCGCATTAAGCACCATATGTCGAAGTAAGTTTTCTTCTACTTCTACGTCACCTCGGCCGTGTATTTGTGCCATCAGATTACTAATCATAACCTGGTTAAGGTCAACTAATATCATAATAATATCCTAAATCAAAACTACATTATACTTTATTTGACGTCTTCAGTCAACGTCATTCAGAATCATTTCCAAAAACTTCTTCACGCCACCTTTGACCAAACATTTGTCCTTCTTCTTTATTGACTATCTGTTCAGTAATTTTTTGTAGCGGGTGTCTAATATCACATGCCTTTAACATTAGAGACTTTACAGACTCAGATACCATGAGCAAGTGTTGGTCCAATGATCCATCATTTTCGTTGAGTTCAATACCACGTGCAAGAACTTCTTCAAGAATCATATAAGTCATTTGAATGCTAGTATTAAGAGCTAGCTCCATTTGATATTTTTTGATGTTCTCGATTCTTTCTTGTTCGTTTTTAACAAACTCAGGATGAGTATTACTTTTAGGGAATGGAATAATTATTGCCATATTGGTATTTATGACTTTTTCTTGGCAGCTTTTGCTTCTCTAGCTTTTCTTAATCTTTCCACTAGTGCTTGTTTTTGTTCTGGAGTCATTTCTCGCTTCTTACGCTTTTTAGGAGTCCCTTTATTAGATACAGCTGGACGATCGACGACAACATACCCCTTCTCATTAAACTCTAATGGCTCCAGACCATATGATTGTCTTTCTTGATTCTCAAGCTCTGGAGTCCACACTTGCATATAGTCTTTGTAAAAAACGCCAACCTCTCTTTTAGGTCGGCCATCTGGATAATATGCCATAGACACACAATACAGTTTAACCTTTTTACTCATATCTCCGCCAGCAAATGCACTGACGTATGCCCCAGACCTTAAATATGATTCTAATTGATTAATGTAACCTGCCCACATTTCTTTTCTTGCAAGCGCACCAGAGTTACCAGCAAGGTGGTTTCTATGTTCAGCTGCTTTATGAGTCTTAGCTTCTTTGATCCATTCACGAACATTCTTTAAACTAAACTCATGGTCGTCAGGCAATGCAACTACTTCTTTTGCAAACTGACTATACGCTGGTGGATTCTTTTTAGCTTTTGCTTCTCTTGCTTTTGCAAGATTATCCAACTTTTTTTGCTTCTGCTTTGAGGTCATCAATTATCTCCATCTGTCTGTATGTGTCGCCGCCATATCCAATGCCCCCTAGCTTTGAATGGTGAACGAGCGTGTTCTTGCCTGGACAATATACCTGTGTTACAGGCGCAGTACGCATATCCACTTTACCTTTTAACACATCCATTATTATATTGCCAATGCCTATCGTGTTGTTACTATAGATAGTAGGCCACATAATCTTGTTTCTTGCAGGCACTCCTAAATCAGCACAGATCTGATTCTCCAACTTATTTCCGTACATGGCAACGACTTTTACCCATTCTTCCATAGCAGTCCACAGTTCTGCCATAGGACCAGCGTCAACTTGTTCTTCTATTTTTAACCACTTCTTCATACAGTATTTTGCAAAGTAAGGAGATAGCGAAGCACACTCCATTGCAATTCCTGGATTCCAGAGATCAAACTCTGGCATAATTTTTACCAGGTTGCTCAGTTCTTTTGGATCACGTACATAAGCATCGTGTTCTAATATGATAACTCTCTCGCCTGTATCGGCAGTATGCTTCCACCAATGAAACATAGATGTAAGACATGCCTTCTCCGTTGGCGTTATCTCATGTTTGTTTCTAATATACTTTCCCGCACTACTATACCTGCCCCAGTTTATTTTAAACGGAGCGGTATCAATAGTCGCTGGTGTATAACATTGCCATCTTTCAACTTCAACGTTCTTAACGTCCTTCCAGGTGGCCATTGCAATTTTAGAATATGCAACGGACACAGGATTGTTGTAATCGCAAATCATAATTGCTCGAATCATTTTAGCATTATCCTTCATTTTATATTTTTAGTCAACGTTGTCTTTAAACACGTTTTACTATATTATATAGCATTAACTGATAAACCAAGGAAAATTTTTATGTTAAGCGTTGACATCAAATCGATCGATCATTATACTCTTCTCTGCCAGAAGGGAAAGTTATAGTATGGAGAAACTAGACGAAAGACTTATAACCAGTGATGTTTGTGTCCGTTGCGGGTCTTGCTGTAAGTGGACATCTGAAATGCAAAGCGTTCATCCCGTTAACGGTCCCGAGTGGCTAGATGTTATGGCGGGGCAGTCTGATAAGACAGAATTAATATGGTATGAAAACGAGGTCGTTGACCACTGGTCTATTAGAGACAATAAAAAAGTTCATGAAGAGCGAGCAAGATTCAGAATTAAATTTACCTGCCCTAAGCTAGAAGTAGATGAAAAGGCTGGTACCAAGAAGTGTGGAATTTACAATGAGCGTCCTAAGGTTTGTATAGATTACAATTGCTTCAAAACAGCCAATCAAACCAAGACTAGGCCTCAGAATTGGGATCTGATATCTGGGATTATTAAAGACGTGCATGGCGTCGATGTTCGCTGGGATGGCGAGCTCAAGACAGGAAAAATTCTGATAAAAAATATCACAAAATACGAAAAAAATTCGTAACTTATTGATTTGTAACGATTAATTATTTTTGTCAAACTGTTGACTTCAAATAGACTTTTAGCTATAATGGGGGCATAAGTTAGTGAGGAAGTCAATATGAAAATCGTTATTCAAACACAACACAAAGAGAATTATGCCTGGAACGAGGACGGCTCGTTGGGTACCGGTGAGAACGCTTACTGGAAGTTCAAGGGTGGCGACACTTATATCGTTAAGTGTACGTTCTCTGAGGCCTGCGATGCAGAGTTCCGTAACTCAGCTCTTGATGCTGTTACCTCTGAGAGCGATGCTTTCATTGAGTATGTTCTCGATTGGGATATCATCGATGATGCTGACTTTGTTGAGTCAGACCATGTTGAGGAATGGGAAGCACCAACCTATATGTGGTTCGATGGCGACGCTTGGGTTTGCCACAAAGTTACTAAGAACGATGAGTTCGGTCACATGAGATTTGAGATCTCCAAGCAATACGAAACTTGGGTTCAGTCTCAGGACGGCGAGCGTTCTGAGTACGCATCATCTTTCGAGATGATCAATGGCGACCACATCCTTTATAAGGATCTTGAGGAGTGGTTCAAAGTTTATGCTCCAAAGGAGGCAGCGTAATGATTGAGATACTAAAAGAAACTACTGACTGGGGAGACGCTCCAGTTGCTAATGGAATATATCACGTCAATGCACAGGGACACCTTGTGCAGCACAACGATAAAGTTTTTAAGAATCCGATGAAGCAGTTTAGTAAAGCTAGACGTACCTTCGAGAAGATTGGCGAGTACGCTGATGTACTAACACGACCTGATGTAAAAGTCGTTATCGGATCCAAGGGTCAAAAATATTTCATTGAAGATGGCAGATGTTCTTGTCCTGGTTTTACATACCGTGGACAATGTAAGCACATTTAATTTGAAACAACCGTTGACTTCAAATCAACTTTTTAGTATAATAGACGTATAATTTAAACAACTGGAGAAATAAATTATGGCACATATGGTAGAAACAATGGCTTACGCAGGACAACTTCCTTGGCATGGGCTCGGTACGAAAGTCTCAGAAGACATTTCGGTAGATGATATGATGGTTGAAGCAGGACTAGACTGGAGAGTCGCTAAGGTTCCTTCTTTCGCATCATTTAATGGTGAAGATATTTATTCAGGACACGATATGTTAATTCGTGAGTCTGATGGAATGCCTTTAGATATGGTTAAGCAGAATTGGAATCCTGTACAGAACGCTGATGCATTCGACTTCTTTAGGGAGTTTGTTGAAGCTGGTGATATGGAAATGCATACTGCTGGATCATTACAAGACGGTAAGAAAGTTTGGTGTCTTGCAAAGGTGAAAGATGACTTCACTATCAATGGTAAAGACTTAGTTGAGTCATACTTACTATTGACTAACCCACATATGTACGGACGAGCAGTCGATATTCGATTTACTCCAATCCGTGTAGTATGTAATAACACATTGACTTTGTCTCTTGCTCAGAAAGGTGAGTATCAAATCTCAATGAGTCACAAGAAAGCGTTTGATGCTGAAGAAGCTAAATCTCTTCTAGGTATTGCTAAAGGTAAAATGGAAACATACAAAGATATGGCTACATTCTTATCCGGTAAGCGTTACACTGAAGATTCTTTGAGAACTTACTTCTCAACTGTGTTCCCTAACCAGAACCCTAAGGTGAAAGGTGTAGGATTCAACCCAGCATCGATAGCTGACTTTGATAAGTACGCTTCTAAGAATGCTAAACTTGCAATGAATGTTGTGAAGACTCAGCCTGGTGCTAACTTCGCAGAGGGTTCATACTGGCAAGCATTCAATGCTGTAACCTACATGACTGATCATGTTATGGGTCGTGAAAATGACACTCGATTGAACAGTGCTTGGTATGGCGTTAACAAGACTAAGAAAGTTAACGCTCTTGAGTCTGCTCTAAAGTTTGCGCAAGCAGCATAAGGACTAATTTACTTACAGGTGCCCCTCTTCGGAGGGGTTTCCTGTTGACATTTAATAGTTAGGAATATATAATAGCAATATGAGTTATACAATAGAAAATATTCTCTCGGACAGACAGGTATCAGACCTCATTAAGTTGTTTTTATCTATGCCTTCAAATCCAGCTCATCAAGACTACAATCTGTTTGATGTTGATAAGAGACATCCTACAGGCGAACAACGAGAAGGGATTGATGCGTTTGGACAACTAGAAAAGTTTGCTGAGAGAGAACTGTATAGTCATTATTTTTTAGAGTATGGCCCAGAAGCCTTTACAAGAATGCATACTGATAATGTTGATGATGTTGGTCTTACCATGGTTACGGTACTAAAGAGCGACTGCATAGGAGGTGACACTTTGGTCCATCTTCCGTACGAGAAAAGAGAACGTCCATCAAACAAGTATGCTAAAAGGGAGAAAGGGCAAGAAGCCCCAATAGACCAAAAAATAATCCCTAGAGTCGTCCAAGTTAAAGATGGACAAACTATGATATACAAAAGAGATCTTTTGCATGGGGTTGGCCAAGTTGAAAAAGGCACGCGTTTAGTTTTAGTAAGTTGGTATAAGACAAATGAGACAGATTGATCCAGGAAAAAAAGGATCCCGCTTTAGCGAGATCGAACAACATTATGATTGGGGATTTGGAGTTCTTAGAAACTTTCATCCAGTATCACATACTGCTCTCGATGTAGCAGACCAATACAAGTTCGCTGAAAAGAACAAATGGTTATCTAAAAACGACGCGGCCAACTACAACAATAGATGGCTTCAATTTACCGGAACGTTTCAAGGTAAAACAAAACAGGTAGTAGATAAGTTAACAAAGGAGTACCAGTTTACAAACGCACATATATATGCTAACTGGATCGAAAATGGTCATAACTATGGCCGACATACAGATGAGATGGATGTAATTATATTGAACCTATGGGGTCAAACAGGCTACTGCTGTGAAAGTGTCTACGGAGATAAGGCTCACAGCTCAGCTGTGATTAATCCAGGTGATGCTATTTTTATTAGAGCAGGAACCCATCATACACCAATAATTCTAGGACAAAGAATGTCCGTTAGTTTCTCATGGGTGTAGAGTGTTGACATTATACATAGAATAAAGTATACTTACATCTTGATTTGCCGGTTGAGCTTCTGGTGTGCTCCCGGTAGCGGTAAGACTAGCAAAGAGCGGGAGGTTAGTCGGATGAATGGGCGAGGGTACCAACGAGGGGCCACATCATCACCTTTGAGGGAAGTATGTACGTATGTATCTGTAACGCTATTACTAGCAAAATGATAAAAGACGATCCGTCTATAATACTTAAAGTAGGAACTAACTGTGGCAAGTGTATCGAAGAAGCCGGCCAGAAGGTCGCCAGTAAAAAAATACATGGACAGGCTAACACGACCTGCCACTCATATCGACCAGACTAAATATAATAGAAAACGGTCAAAGAAATTAGATTATGAATCAGAATGAAATAATAGAAGAATACAAAGAGCTCCATAAAGGATCAAGGTTTTCAAGAGGAACAGCCCTTCTTAAACACGTTCCGGAACTAACTAGACTAGCACAACTGCTTAATGTAAGCTCTGTGCTAGACTATGGTTGTGGCAAAGCTATATTTTGGAAGACTCCAGATTGGCGAGGTATTTTTAACAACGTCATTGGTGATATAACTCTATACGATCCCGCTGTACCAGAATTTTCCACCCCGCCCCCAGACACTAGATTTGATATGGTAGTATGTACCGATGTTCTTGAGCATGTTCATCCTGATCACACCGTAGAGTTTCTTGATAGGCTTTTATTATACACAAGACGTGTATTGTTTTTAAATATATCTACGACTACTGCTAAGAAGACTTTCAAAGATGGTACCAACTTGCATATTAATATTAGAACAAGAGACGAATGGGAAAAATTAATTAGAGAAAGACAATCAGAGCTTGGAGTTAAGAAAGCTACATTCCCTGCTGTAGTTGTTAGATACGATGAAGAGGTAAACTTTTAGTGCCAAACAATCCCCATACACCATTTAGAGTTGATGATCCACTAGTGCCAGATTATAACGAGCACTCAATACAAGACAACTTGCATCCGTTAGTTATAAATTGGAAAGGCAAGATTGGTTACGGGGACATAATTAGTCCTATATCGTATGCAATGAACTGTGCTGAAAAAAATAGCACTGATGTAATACTTAGATTCCATTGGAAGCAAGCTGAGCCAACTAAGTATAAAGAAGATGACTCAGAAACAATTCAACAATGGATTGATATAACGTTCAACTTTTTAAAGAAGCCTTCTTTTTATGGCGTAAGAATTGAGCACGTATACAATTCAGAGCTTGGTTACAATCACGACAACTACGATGCAAAAGAAATGGAGATGCACAATCTACGCTTTGGCGAGTCTGGTCTCAATGATTATAATAACGGACATGCTGAGTGGAGAGACATCACTCTAGTAACAAGTATGAAACATAAACAGCTTTTGCACGAGTATGATAAAAATAAAGCGTGGAAAGATCCTCTAGCACGTACTCCTTCTGGTTATGCTTGGCCAAAGGTAGGAGAGTTAATTAAGAAAAGAGGATGGAACATTAAACACGTCCATTATGAAACACCTATGCATGAAGTTATGAAAACTATGTTGTCTTCAAGATGCGTTATAGGGTATCATGGGGCTCATATGTGGATTGCCAGAATGCTTGGTTTACCGATGATCATTTTTAGCAAAGGGCAAATTACACAAAAGGCTTTTCCTTGGGCCATAGTTTGGGAATATTGGAGCGACTTCCATCCAGAACTAATAGAGGAGTATATTCATAAATCGGTAGAAAAGAGGGATGAGATAATTCATGAGTACAAGTACTGGCTATCAACACCAAATATTCATAGGCTACGACAAGAGAGAAGCTAGAGCCTTTGACGTCTGTAAATACTCAATAGATCAAAGATCTGAGATAAAGACCAATAAACTTTTTAGCGAAGACATAGAAACCTACAGCAGGGATTGGGGAGAGCCTCAATCTACCGATTTTACATTTACAAGATTTTGGGTTCCTTTTTTGAGCGACTTCAAAGGATGGAGCTTTTTTGTAGATTGTGACTTTTTGTTCTTAGAAGACCCTCTTAAGATACTTGATAGCATTGATGCAGACAAAGCAGTTTATGTTGTACAACATCCTGGATACATTCCTAACAGTCAAATTAAAATGGACGGAATAGCTCAACATAGAGCATACAGAAAAAACTGGGCTAGCTTCATATTGTTTAATAATGAACATCCTAAGAACCAGAGACTCGTTCCTGAGTTCTTAAACAACCATAGGCCTGGACTAGACTTCCATCAATTAAGATGGTTAGATGACGAAGATATTGGTGCATTGCCATTAGAGTGGAATTGTTTAGATGATTATTATCTATTAGAAAATCCTAAAGCTATTCATTACACAGACGGCGGGCCTTGGTTTGATAATTACAAAAACACAACATACAGTCAATTGTGGCTAGACGAAGAAGCAATGATGTTAAACGCTAAGGCAGCAGGTAATTAATGAAGAAGGTTAGATGGAACGACATCACTTGCGTGATGACATGGTATGGTCAAGAAGATCATTTGTATAACCAATGTCAGTTCTATAGTTGGATGAAAGAAAAGCATGGCTATGAACCTCGAGTTATATTTGTAAACGACGGGCATGCTGAAGGCCGTGAGTTCTTTAGAAAGACAATCGAGCTTCACAAGAGCAGATTTAACGTAATGGGTATCGATGTTATGAGAGATGTGGGGTTCAACTCTCACGTATGTAGAAACATTGGTGTTAAGCATGTAAAGACAGACTGGTTGATGTTAATTGATGTCGACTGTTTTGAGTCCGCGGGCATGTATGAGTTTCTTCGATTTGAAAAGAAGCTAAACCCTAAAATGTATTATGTACCTAAAGTAGACATGGAAGCACCAGAGATAATGTCTGGTTATGAGCTCCTTTGTAAGAAAGGTATTATTAAGTATAAGACCCATCCTAACACATGGATCATGACACGCGAGGCCTTTTGGTCAACTGGTGGTTATGATATTGAATTCCAGGGTGTGAGGCACGGTGATGCAGAATTCTTTTTAGGAATTGGCCGCCCTGGTTGGAAGGAATGGGATTATGATTTGTTAAGCGATGACGACGACAAAAGAATGGTCGTGAAGATTCCTAGAAGGGATCCTTTCTATGTCAGACAGGAAACTAAAAAGCAAAAACAAGCATCACCAATTGTTAATTATATAAGAGTACGTAATCGAGATCCTTATCACAAATATAGAAAAAGGCTCTGGAACGTAGATTGGGAATATGTCTAAAAAAATTGAATTAGAAGTTTTGAGTAGCGCTGCTTTTGCTCAAGTAATAAACGATATGGTTAAAGAGTCTAAAGGACATCTCAACCACTTGGAGGCAGTGCAAGATTTTCTTCTTTCAAATGAAGAGATAGAACCTGAAACTATTGCATCGCTTATACAGAGGAATCAAAAATTAAAAGCACTACTATATGAGAACGCAGAAGAGTTGAACTTAGTTGAAAAAGTAAGTAAGCTACCTTTTTAAAAAGGATTATATTATGGAAGCCGTGTCATTAAGAGGCAGGATAACAACCGTGGAACCGTACGACGCATATATCAAATACCTAGCATTGAAGAGTCACTTTCAAGACAAGAACTATGACTATTTCAAGTATAACGGTAAGGTGAAAGCATGGCGTACTACATTCGACACTAGAAGAGACAAATACTTTTTCTATAAACTAACAAAGCAGAAGGATCCAATTGAGTTTCTTATTGCTAATTTCATTGACAGCGATGACTTTTATATTGGTGACATTAGAGAAGACAAAGCGAATGAGATTTACACTGAATATAGAAAGAGACAGCAGTCATTAAGCTATGTGTTTAAGAACGACCTTAGCAAGATGAAAGAGGACTTCAATGACAACATCATTGTGCCTCAAAACTCACATCCATATCTACTAAGATTGTACATGCGCAAAGATATTTGCCTTGAGACGTTGATCTTAATTGATAGATGTGTTAAAATGTTCAAATATTGGGATAAGGAATTAAAGGATGATATTATGTGGCCTGACATAAAAATGAAAGCAACAAAATATAGTCCCTTTCTCAATGTTGACATAAATAAGTATAGAGATATTATTATCTCTAAATTTAAATAAAACGCATATAACGTCATATAACGCATATAGGAGGATACATGACAGATTCATTTGCAGCGCTTAAGCGCAATCGTACTGAGGGCTTTGATAAGCTAACTCACTCTCTAAATAAACTCAACCAAAAGACTAGCGGCCCTGGTCCAGACGATCGTTTCTGGAAGCCAGAAGTCGACAAGGCTGGTAATGGCTATGCTGTTATTAGATTCTTGCCAGAGTCTAATGGTGAGGACGTACCATTCGTAAGAATTTGGGATCACGGATTCCAAGGACCTGGTGGCTGGTATATTGAAAACTCATTGACCACTCTAGGTCAAAAAGATCCAGTATCAGAATACAACTCTATGTTGTGGAACTCTGGTATTGAGTCAAACAAAGATAAAGCTAGAAAGCAAAAGCGTAGACTTTCTTTCATCAGTAATATCTATGTTGTTAAGGATCCATCTAATCCAGAAAATGAAGGCAAAGTGTTCCTTTACAAGTATGGTAAGAAAATCTTTGACAAGCTAAACGAGGCTATGAATCCTCAGTTTGAAGATGAGAAGCCAGTGAACCCATTTGATTTATGGGAAGGCGCTGACTTCAAATTGAAAATTCGTAATGTAGAAGGATACAGAAACTACGACAAGTCTGAACTTGATGTTCCTGCTCCTTTATTTGATGAAGATGGCGAACTAGAGGCAGTTTGGCAATCACAATACGCTCTTAACGACTTTGTTGAACCATCAAACTTTAAAACCTTTGAAGAGCTTCAAGCTAAACTCAATAGAGTATTAGGTCTAGATGGAAGTAATGTCTCTACAACTGCAGAAGATAATTCTTTTGAACAAGTAGCGGCTCCTTCTATTCCAGAGAAGCAAATGGAGTCTGCACCTATCATCCAAGATGATGATGATGACGGTTCTCTTGATTTCTTTAAGAAATTAGCTGAAGAATAATTAACCAGGAATGCCTGGGCCGGATCTTCCGCCTAGGCTACTTTGGCCACCGGTGTATATTATGCCGGTGGTCGAGTTTTGGTTAACAACTCTTTGACTTTGGTCTACACTTGTCATGGCCATATTAGTGCTCATACCACCACCACCGGACGTTGCTAATGATTGAGCTTCTTCTGTCTCTGCTGTTGCTGTATCTATTACTGCGCTTCCTGTGGGGAGCTGCTCTGTATCTACCGGTAATGCTGATGCATCTATTGAAGATTCTGCTGCTACTTGTTGGTTTATGGATTCTTCTGCCGACAATTTGGATATTACTTTTCCTAAGTCCGATGCCGCTTCTACTTTTCCTATAGGTTTACCATCAGGGGTATATGCATAGATGTTTCCCTCACTATCTGGTGATTTAGTAACCATAATTTGTTGGCCACTAACAGGTCCTAATCCTTCAGGCATTGTTACGTTGATCATCTTATCAGCATCAATTGTACCTATGTCTGGTACATCAGCTGTCTGAACTCCAGTTGCATCGTTTGTGCTTGTAGGAGTACTTGGTGTAGGCGCTGTACCTTGATCGCCGCTTTGCTCTTCGTATCGTTGTTGAAGTATACCAGCAACTTCAGGGGTCATATCACCATCAGCAACCTTTTGTTCTATTGCTGCTTTGAATTCATCTGGCGGTGCACTCATATCTATTTCATCAATAACTCTATCTGCTGCTCGCTCTGCTCTTTCTGTAGCTCGCTGTGCCATTCTTTCTTCTGCAGCATCACCAAATGAAACTTTAAGACTTCTAAGTCCTGCGGCTGCGTCATCTCCTACAAACGGAATCTTCTCTACCAATCCAGCAATAAACTCAATAAGACCGTTAATAAATCCTCCAAGTCCACTAAGTATCATATCGCCGCCATCAGCAAGATATGATAGACCATCTTGAATGTATCCTAATGGATCCGAGAAGAATTTAAGTACGCCGCCTATAACAGCTCCTATCAATTCAAATACAACTACTACTGCATCAGCAATAAATCCATACAAAGGTTCTAATACAGGCATCAATGCGTCTACTAATGTCATTAATACAGAAGCTAATAATTCTACTAACTGAGTTACGACAGGCAATGCTGCATCAACTATCTCCATGATAGGAGGTAACAGCACTTCTACCAACTTCATAAACACATCGACAATTGTCATGAATAGATCAATTAATGGAGGCAATAAAGTCTCTATAATTTGAATAACTACAGGCATTAACGCTTCAACGATCTGCATGAACGCATCCATAACAACCATTAACACGTCTAGTAAAGGAGGTACAACCTTAGTCATTAAAGTTTCTAATACAGGAGCAAGCACTTCAACCATTCTATTGAACAGTTCTTTTATTTTTACAAATACTCCATCGCCAGCTCCAAATACAGCAGCTGCTAGTAGACCTATCATTAGGCCAATCTTTCCAATGACTTTTAAAAATCCCTTAATATCTTTGAAGATGTCACCAAGAATTCCATCTCCTTTAGGCGCCTTTTGCTTGGCTCCCTTCTCTGACTTATCTCCCGCACCTGCAGGTGTAGGCATGTCGGGCATACCTTCTGATGCTTCTCCGGCTCCGTCTGCAATTTCTCTTGTGTTGTCTGCTGTTTCTCTGTCGAGCTCTCTAGCTTCTTCGTCGGCGTCACTTTGCTCTTCTGCATCCTCTTCTCTGCTTCCATCATTCTGCTCAAGTTTAGCTCCGAGTGCATCCATCTCGTCTCTAACCGCATCTCTTATTTCCTCTAGTGTCTCTTGGTTCTTTCTATTAGTCAAAGCATCGTACATGATGCTATGTAATTTTGTATCAGCGCCTTTTGTAAAATTAAAAATGCCATCGAGCTTTTCATATTGCATTTGCATTACTTCAAGCTGTTGGTTTAGGACACCTGCAACTCCTAACTTTTCTCCATCCCCTTCATCTGGAGTAACTAATTCTTCAGCTACCTGTTCAAACTTATCGGTCATGCTTTGCATGCTACCAATAAGCGGCTGCATTGCCGTTTGTATAGATGCTGCTATTGCATCAGCTATAGGTGCTGGATCTAATGTTACGTCTACTTGAGGGGTTGGAAGTGCCATTTATTATTTTCCGCCGAATGCTCTGCCTGCTTCTGATATACCAAACGCACCAAGCGTAACAACTACAAACGATGTGTAGATGGTATCAGATATAACTAGGTCTTGCCCCATAAATGCTGTGATCAAATCACATATCCCAAATATGGTCATTAAGAAGAATGATATAAATCCAATAATAGCTTTCTCGTTTACATCATTGTCGTCGAGAAAGATATCCATGAACTTACGCTTAGGTGGCGCAAGTCTCTTCTTAGCATCTTGCGCTTCTTTTTTCATTTCTGAAATAGTATCTTCAGCTGTATCTAGCTTATCTATCAAAGCCATGTACTTATCGAGATCTATCTCGACTTCGTTTCTACTATCAACATTTTCTGCCATGTTTATCTCCGTTTAGGTGTATAACGCTTCACCGATGCACTTTGCTGAGACTTTCGCGCCTCCCACTTCTCTTTCTCTTGTTTCAAGTGGTCGACTAACATAGCAACGTAAATATCACGCTCATAAGGAATCAAATGTTCCACGTCGTATATACTGTATTTATGATGCTGAACCAATGCAAAAATTGTTGAATAATAATTTGCGAGCGTATTATGGCTCAGCAACATTAAAAAAAATCGGCTAATCCTTGTAGCTTAATCTTTCTACTATTCCCCATTTTGTTAGTATACTCAAATGTATGAGTCAACTTAGGTAGCGTATCATAAAACTGTTTTAATTTTTCAAACATATTCATGTCAAGGTTTTGAATAAACTCTACCGCTTCTTTTTCAGTAAAGTCGTCGTACACTTCATTACTGTCATATACCTTAACAATACATCCAGCCAGAAGTTTATAGACGCTCTCTCTACTTGCTTCATCGCCTTCTTTTATGTCTAGCTTTTCAATTAATCCTAATGTTGGTTCTTTCAACTCAATGCCAATGTTACCATCCAGATCAATTACATTAACATGATCTTCATTTATTGTTGGTTCAATCTCATCAAGATTAACTTCAAAATCGTACACTTCGTTATCTTCTTTATCTCTGTACTTAAGTGTAACAATATTCTGTACAGATCTTGCGCGCAGCTTCATAAACAGATATTCCATATCTGCTAAGATCAAAGATGCGGGGTTAAATTTCTTAGGTTCTACGATGACCTCAGATAACAATTGCTTGATAGCAGTCATCTGTTGTTTAGGTCCTCCGTCTTTACCAATAAGCAGAATCTTTTCTTCTTTTACAAGGAAAGGTCTAAACTTTACTTTTTTTCCGCTTATAGGTAATGTCAAATCAAACAGCGGTTGCTGTAATTTTGGTAATGCCATTATTTTTCTCCATTATATTTAAGTTTTGCCACCAAGAGTCTTCAAGAATGTTTGACCATTGCTAACAACATTAATTACGTCACCAACATTTGTTGGCTTTTTCCAACTAGACTTAAGTGCTTTAGCAGCTTGGCCAATTCTTAATAATTGTTCCATAGCAGTAAGTTCTCTTTCACCAGGTGCTGCAGTAGGACTGTCAGTCGTCTCTGATGTAAAGAATCTAAGTTGAAAGTTGACTTGCACTCTTGCATATTCATCGTTTTGCGCCCATCCTAAAGTGACAGGCGAGATTTGAGATGGCCATACTTCAAAACATTTTACTGTATGAATTTTATTTGCAGCCATGTCATACGTTTCTATTTCCATTGTAGTTACGTATCTATCTCTATAATGCAACTCGCCAAACTTTGCTCCATTTGCATCAGGCGAAGTAGCACCGCCAGCTGAATCATCTATTCCCATGATGTTAGCTAACCAATCATGAAAGAACTTTAAATTCTGTCCTGCACTATCAAGCATGAACGATGCTGTAACCTCATCAGGTATAACATTTGATGGTCTTCTATCAAAAGGACCAATTGAGTTTCTTTTAATATCTACAGGTACAACAGAAGCACCAGGCAAGTTTACGTTATCACAAAAGAATACTAAATCTTGAGCAGCAGCTGCCCCACCCCAAGGTGGAGTTGCAATCCTAACAACATACCTATTGGCACGTGCTAAGCTGTTTCTTTCTTGCATCTTTCCAATAAAGTTGTTAAGATTAAATTGAGAGTCAGCGCCTGTGGCGGTCTTCTCTAACCCTATTCCTTTAAAAAGGTTAAATGCGTCTTTTGCTACGTCTAAAATTTTAGCCATTTCTTTCTCTTCGTTTCTGTATGGAGTCTCTCCATACTTTATTTATACTAGATCCTCTGAACCTAGCTAGAGGCATCATCATAATTGCGTCCCAACCAACTGGTGGGATATACAGAAAGTTTCCGACAACATTATTCTTTCTATATCTTTTCCACATAGGCTTAAACGATCTAAGGTTAAATTTTTTTGACATAAACTCATAATTAACTCTATTGGTATTCAATCTAGCTCTAATTGATCTTCCTATATCCTTAGCTTGAACTTCAGGTGCTATGATAAATCTATAAAGCTCATCCATTAACTCAGCTCTATAGATAGGAGGCAAGTAATGAAAGTTTATTCCTTGAAAGTATGTTGGATAAACATTGACAACTAGAACAACAGGGAACATATCATAGTAAGGTAGAATTTCTCTATTTGACTTATTAACAGGACTGTATTTAAACATATAAAATCGTCCTGGCAAAAGTCTTTTAGTTCTTCCAACCCCTTGTAGAACAGTTGAAGGATTTCTTCTTGCATCTTCTTGAGCTACCTCTCTCAAGTATTCAATTGGATCTCCGTTATCACGTTGATACAACTGCTTCATGCTCTTGAATTCGAAATCGAATTGCTCTGACGTCAGCTTTAAAACTTTTTCAAATGTATAGGCTGGCATTATCCAATTACTCCTAACTCATCTTGAGTCATAATAATAAACTTCATGCCTCTATTATTACAAAACTCTGTAGCAGCTTCAAACTTTCTTTGATTGATTGCGAACGTATGCATTTCTTTTAAATATTTCCTTGTTTGCCTTTGAGGCTTTTTTGGCGGCTTAAGTTGCTGCTTTGGTTTTACTTCTATAACAAGCTGCTCCCCGTTTGACTTTTCAACCCAAAAATCAGGAAAGTATCTGTGCATGCGTCTATCTATTGGACTTCTATATGGTATGCAAAACTCTTCAGATGCCCATTTAACTATCTCTGAGTGGACATCTAAATACTTCATTAGCTTGAACTCCCACAAACTTCTATAAATAATGTTAGTGGGATTGCCAGTATATTTATCTGGGTTCTTAGGAACAAATTTGCCGCTATAAGCCATAGAACTATTTAGGAAACAATAATGGAAGTTGGAAGAAAACGAAAAGGGCCGATGACGGCCAAACAAAGAATAGAAAGAGAAACAACTAAGAACTCTGGTGCTAAAGGGTTCTCGTTTCCTAGTGACTTGTCAGATCATCAGTTTGTAATGCATTTTGTTGAGTATAGTTTTAATGATGGCCAAGGATCCGACAGCACAGTAGCATCATTTGCACTACCTTTGCCTGGACAAGGAATAAATGATAAAGCAGCATTGAACTATAATGCTCAAGACCTTGGTGTTGTAGGGGCAGCGTTATCGTCTATTGTTGGTGAAGCGGTTAGCAAATTTGACAACGCAGGAAGCCCAGAAGCATCCTCTGAAGCAGCTGCTGCAATTGATTATAAAAAAGAAACAGAGAACTTAATGTCGCTTGGTGGAGCAGCAGTAAGAGCACTAAACCCTTCGCAAGATTTAAAAAATGCTTCTGACCTAGCTCTTGGCAACGTAGTAAACCCTCACATTGCTTTATTGTTCCAATCGGTTGGATTAAAAACATTTTCACTTAACTGGAAACTCGCCCCTGCATCTGAAGCAGAATCGATAGCTCTTAAAAGCATGATATATGGAATACAAGCAAACATTCATCCAAAATATGAGGAAGGAGAGAACAACTTCTTCTTAAAATATCCAAACCAAGTTGATTTATTTTATGTTGGATCAGGCGACTTTTTACATTATTTTAAAAGAGCAGCGGTTACAGGGTTTGATGTAAACTATCAGCCTGAAGGTGGTAACTCTTTATTCAAAGGAACTGGAGCTCCAGCATTTGTAGATTTAACCATGCAATTCCAAGAAGTAGAAATTTGGACTGCAGAAGATTACGAGGAGTTAGCAGGTGGCCAGTAAGTCTTATTTTAAAAATTTTCCTATTATAGAATACAATGCTAAAATTGCAAGAAATATTATTGCAAGACCTAGACTAAAAGAATCAATACTGTCTAATCCATTAGCATTCTACGATTATGTAATTGAGCACGATATGCGTCCAGACCAAGTCGCTGCTGGTTATTATAAAGACCCTTCACTACTATGGTTAATCTTCTTAGCAAACGATATTGTGGATCCATATTACGAGTGGCCATTAACACAAGAACAATTTAGAAGACATTTGATTGCTAAGTATGGATCCGTTGAAGAAGCTCAAAGTAAAATTCTTCACTATAAGCACAAAACAAACGGAACAATAATTTCAACAGATACGTATACGCTAAATGGAACGTTTGGTAAAATACAAGCATCACAATACACGCCAGTCTATGCATATACGTTTGAAGATGAAGCTAATGATGCAAAGAGACAAATTAAACTTGTTGATTACAGGCTTGCGTCACAAGCAGCTAAACAATTGAAGAGCGCAATGAACACATAATGACTTACATACCAAAAAGTTACAAAATTGAAGAAGTAATATTCAAGCATGCAAAAGGGGAGCTTGACGTTACTGCTGGATTTACAAAAATAGAAATTGAAGAAGACATATATTCTGATTCATTGAAATCTAAAATAATTGTTCCAGACGTTGGGGATGCTTTTAATAAAGTAGACTTTGATGGCACAGAAACATACGAACTGACTTTTGAAAGTCCTGGAGACAAACAAGTAAGCATAGTATTCCAAGTATATAAAATTGAAGTAACACCAGATCCAAATTATGGGTATGGCAAAATATATGAAATGTTTGGCGTAACACCAGAACATTATACACAATCAACGATGGACGTTAGCAAGGGATACATATCACAAATAGGCTCAGCAGTTAAAGATGTGTTTGGAATGCTTGGTAGTAGTAGACCATTAAGTGTTCATCCTACTAACGGCGTAGATAGATTTGTAATACCTGGAATGACGCCTTACGAAGCAATGGTGTTCTTAGCTAGAAGAGCAATGAACGCAACTTTTACCTCAAGCCTGTTTACTTTTTATGAAAGTTTAGATGGATTTAATTTTCACAATATAGAACAACTTATTAAAGAAAACAAAGACTCACCTATTGAATACATTTTTTCACCAGATACAAAAGTAGAAAAGGGCGATCCTAAAGCACAGTTTTACATAGAGCAGTTGACAATAGACGCAAACAAGGATATAATGTCAAGGATTAAATTAGGTTCTTATGCAAATCAATGTAAAGAAATAGACCTTATTAATCAAACTGTTCACACGTTTGGTGTATTAGTAAAAGATAACTTTGGTGATTTTGTGCATCTTGATAAGACCGGTGATGCAATGACGTTTGATAGTAAAGCAATGATTGATAGGCATCTGAATATTAATAACAGTACTAAATGGGTCAATAAAACTATTGGCGATCCTATGTTTGATAATAACTTTGGTAAAATGATTCCTAGACGTAGATTCTATATGGACTCTTTGAACGGTGTGCAAATGAGATTACTTGTGCCAGGTAATTCAAACATGACGGTTGGGAAAGTAATTGATCTCAATATGTTAGAAACAACTGCCAATACAGAAACAAAAGAACAAGAACAAAAAGTATCTGGAAACTATCTAGTTACAAGAGTTTTTCATATGATCGATAGAAAAGAATATAACATGGTCATGGTATTAAATAAAGAAAGCTATAGGGCAAATATTGATGACCCTAGTAAGAACGTGGTGGCATAATGGATAGTGGATCAAAAAGTTTTACAAATATGCGACATTTTGTCGGCGTCGTTGAGGACAGGAATGATCCTATGTTCCTTGGAAGACTTAAAGTTAGGATTTATAGTGTCCATACAGATGACAAAGGATTATTGCCAACAGAAAAATTACCTTGGGCGTTAGTATTACAGCCTATTACATCGCCAGCAATTAGTGGAATAGGTAGATCGCCAACAGGTGTTGTAGAAGGCACATGGGTGTTTGGAGTCTTTTTAGATGAGGGCGAATACCAACAGCCTTTAGTTATGGGATCGCTAGCAGGTAATCCTAGCGAGGAGCCAAATCCTGGAAAAGGATTTTATGATCCAAATGGAGTATATCCAAAAGATGATCCAGGCTTATCATCATTATACGAGAGTTCTGTTGATAGACATGCAAGAGGCGAAGATGCTGAATCACATGATTTGCTAATAGAAAAAAGAAAGAATAAAGATGAGTTTGGCGTAGTAGAAAGTGCAAAGGGATCCAAAATAGAGTCTGTTCTTGCAAACAAAGATGACAAGTATTACGAACCGACTGCTTGGAAAGAGCCACATCCAAGATTTGGTGGACAGGACGATGATTATCCTGAGGACCATATCCAATCAGCATATCCATTAAATCACACTTGGTACACTGAAGGCGGACATTTATTTGAAGTAGATGATACACCAGATGGCGAAAGAATACATATGCTGCATTCGACTGGAACCTTCCAAGAAATACAGCCAGACGGCAATAGAGTAACTAAAATTAATGGAACCGACTATGAGATAACTCTTAAGGACAAAGATGTTTATATTAGAGGTAATGTAAACGTTACGATTGATGGTGACGCAAGATTACTAATCAAAGGCGACAAGGTGGAAGAAATAGGAGGCAATTATTTCTTAACTGTTGTTGGAGATTATGTTAAGAAAGTTCAAGGTAATGAAGCCAAAGAAATTATATCAGACAAGTCGACACAAATAAATGGAAACAAGAGAGAAAGAGTTTCAAAAAATAAAGATGAGATTACTGTCGGCAACTTTACAGAATCTATTGGCGGCAAGCACGACGAGACTATTAATAAAGAAGAGACAGTAACTAACTTAGACTCATCAAAAAGAACTTGTGCAAATAATGTAACGTGGTTAGTTGCAGAGAACATTGATATTGGTGCTGGTAATAACATTGCTATTGCAGCGGCTGAGAAAATGACGATCAAGAGTATTAATGATATGAAGATCGAAACAGAAAACAACCAATTAATCAATGTAGTTAAAACTCAAACAATTACAGCAAATACTCAGGACATCGATGCTTCTACTGGTACTATTGATTATGCAGATGGTTCAATAGACGTAGTATCTGGTAACATTACTGACACTAATGTTACATTGCATACTCATACACATCAAACAACATCGATGGATACTGGAGATGGATCTAATGCGGATGAGAAAAATACTTCTGACTCGCCTAATTCAGATACACAGGAGTAATATATGGCATGTGGACTACCAGAAGCAGCAACAGCTCTAAATGATCAGATAGATTCCGTTAAAGGAGAAATTAATGGATTAATAGCAGATGCCAATGAGGGTATTGCTAGTGCCGTGCTGGGTCTTAAAGATAAAATCAAAGGAACTATAACTGATGCAATGCAAAGCAAGTTAGATGAGATTGCACCTGAGCTGCCTGTTCCTCAAGCTAACCTACAAGATACAATGAATGAAATGATGGCGGCAGCAAATGATCCAAAAAAGTTTTTAGAATCTTTTAATAGCATTCAAGACAATTTTCCAGGATTAGATGTAAATGGAATTCTAGCATCAGCAGGAATTGATGCAGATAAAATGAATAACCTTGCTGGCAAAGTTACTGATTTACTTAATACAGATTTGTCATCTCCAGAAAGTATACTAGGAGCAGTCGGCGGTTTTGAATTACCATTTAGTGGTGGTCAGTCTATTGAGGGTGCATTGAATGATATATGTCAAAAGGTGCCTAATATTGAAAAGGATGCTCTAGGCAACATAGTTAAAAAAGGCGTTCCTTCTATATTGCCAACCATAGACGCAGCAGTAGCAGCTGCATTGCCTGAAAAGAAAACAGGAGCAGAACCAGCTCCACCAAAACACAATGCTCCATTAAACTCATCTGCTACTGTAAAGACAAGAGAAAAGGGACAAACCAAAGAACAAAAACTAACGTTTAACCAGATTGTAAAAGATAAAAATTTACGTCAACGAAATGAGCTCACTCCTTTAAGAAAAAAATTGTTTGCTCTCAAAGAACAAATTCAAGCAGCTAAGGATGCGCAACAACCAGTAGACGCTCAATTAGTTGCTGAAAAGAACGCTGTGTTGTATACTAGGATTACTGTAGACCTTGATATAACAGCTGAATCAAGGAAGAAGTATTGGGATAATAAAGTGCTTTCAAGTATGGATACAGCTCCAACGCCTCCCAAAATTCCTGATGCAGAGGTTAAAAAGTTTACTAAAGGATTTTCTTCTTACGAATCACAAATTAGAGCTTTACAATTCATAGAGATAGTTTAAAAGGATTAATAAATAAACTCATGAGTACTTTTTCTGACTTCAACACCAGCCTTGCTGTTCACCCAGTGAAGAGAGACTTGTCGCTAAAAACTGACGTAGCGGCTGTGAAGCAGTCAGTAAGAAATTTAATATTAACTAACCGAGGCGAAAGATTAATGCAGCCTAGTGTTGGTTCTAAAATAAGATCGCTGTTGTTTGAAAACTTTACACCAACCACTGTTAGGTTAATCAAGCAATACATAACGGAGACAATAGACAATCATGAGCCAAGGGCGTCTATAATTGACATTGATGTCAGTGCAGACGATGATAACAACCTACTGCTAGTGTCGTTGAAATTTATGGTAATAAATAATGATGAGCCCGCGTTGCTAGATTTACAAATAGAGAGAATAGGATAATGGCAAATACATCACTTTCAGTAGCTAATATTAATTTTGAAGATATTAAATCAGATCTTCAAACTTTCTTGCAGACGCAATCTGCACTAAAGGATTATGATTTTACAGGATCCAATTTAAACGTATTGCTGGACGTTCTTTCCTATAACACGTTCATGCAGAACTTCTACCTTAACATGGTAGCAAACGAATCGTTTCTTAATAGTGCTGTATTAAGGGATAGCATTGTCTCTCACGCAAAAACATTAAACTACTTGCCTTCGTCATACTCAAGTGCAAAAGCTGTTGTAGATATTTCAATTTATCCAAATGACACGCCAGCACAAATTGCCATACCTAAACACACAGAATTCACTACATCTGTAGAATCAAACTCTTATATTTTTACAACAGACGAGTCTATAACAGTATCAGCTGATGCAAATGGAAACTATATTGCGAGCGATGTAGAAATATTTGAAGGAAATATTATTACTGAATTGTTTACAGTATCCACTTCTAACACCGAACAAAGATTTGTGTTAAGTAATCCAGATGTAGATGTCAATAGTTTAACTGTCAAAGTCGTTGCGTCAGCATCTGACACATCTAATTCACAGTGGACGAGAAACCTTAATACTATTGGTATTGATGGAACTACTAACACATACTTTGTAGTGCCGGCTGAAACTGGCAAGTATGAAGTACAGTTTGGTGACGGTATTCTAGGAAGACCATTAGAAAACGGAAATATTATTGAAGCAATTTATAGAAGATCTGATGCTGATGGACCAAACAGCGCAAACAATTTTGCATTATCTGGTAACATACAAGGGTACAGCAATGTAGTAATATTTACTAGATCCTCTGCTCAAGGCGGCAGTGTTGGAGAGACTCTCGACTCAATTAAAAAGAATGCTTCTAGGTCCTTATCATTACAAGACAGAACTGTAACAGTCAATGATTACAAAACACTTTTGTTGCAGAATTTTAATGATATAGAGGCTTTGAATGTATACGGCGGGGAAGAAGCTATTCCGCCACAGTTTGGTAAAGTGTTGGTATCAGTTGATCTCAAGAACGCAGAGGGTATCCCTTTATCAAGAAAGAGAGATATAGAGAACTTCTTAAAATTAAGAGCGCCTTTATCTATTGAACCTAGAGTTATTGATCCAGAGTTTTTATTCGTTGACATTATTACCTCAGTAAGGTATAATCCTAATGTCACCGTTAAAAGTGATAATGAGATTAAGTCGGTAGTGCAAAATGCAATTCAGGCACACGCAGATGCAGAGATAAATGATTTTGCAGCTACATTAAGAGTATCCAAAGTGTCAGCAGCAATAGATGCAGCCGATCCTTCTATTCTTAATAATGACACAGACGTAATATTAGAAAAGAAAATTATTCCAATACTTGGTGTTGCGGTGACGTTTGTATTACAATTTAATAATGAGATTCTTAGAGAGATTCCTCTCAATAACCGATTTGTTGACGGAAGCTCTCCTATAACATCTACCACGTTTACGTTTGGTGGATTGAATGGATGCATACTTAGAGATGATGGTTTAGGAAAAATACAAATTATTCAACAACAAAATGCTACTCTTCAAATTGTTTCACCAGATGCAGGTTCTGTAAATTATGAGACAGGGACAGTTACGTTGAACTCATTTTTAGTAAGTGCTTTTTCTGGCGACTCAATTAAGATTAGTGCTACACCTAAACGCAGAACAATTAAGTCTGATAAGAATATCATTTTAAGTTATAACAAGACTCCAGGTATTACGATCGTTCAAGAGAGGTTGTAATGAGAGAAATCGATGATCAGATTTCTTTATTTGTAAAAGATCAGTTTCCTGCCTTCTATGCTGAAGAAGGGGAATCGTTTCGTGTATTTCTTGAGGCATATTATGAATGGATGGAGCAATCTGGTAATACAGTAGACGTTGCTAGAAACCAAATTGAATATAGAGATATAGATAAAACAACGTCTCAGTTTCTTGAAGAGTTTAAAAGAACATACTTAAAAGACCTGCCAGGTCTTATCAAATCTGATGATAGATTAACCATAAAAAATATATTTGACTTTTATAAATCAAAAGGATCACAACGAGCAATTCAATTACTTTTTAGAATAGTTTTTAATGATAATGCTACAGTGTTCTATCCTTCCGAGGACGTGATTAAGCCATCTGATGCAAGTTATAGAAGACCAAGATACATTGAGTGTTACGCACCAGACGTAGCAATATTAAAGTCACTAGAAGGAATTGAAATAACAGGTGCTACTAGTGGCGCTAAAGCATTTGTTGAAAGTATATCAACAAAGTTATTAAATAACGTACGAACAAACGTATTAAGATTATCTAACCTAAGAGGCAACTTTTTAAGAGGAGAATTACTCTCAAAATCATCTGATGGCATTCAAGACAACATGCCAATTGTTACAGGATCCCTCTCAGATATTAATATTACATTGGGTGGTAGTAATAATGCAATTGGAGACATCTTTAATGTCACAGGGCCTCAAGGAAAACAAGGTCTTGCTAGGGTAACGTCTATTGCTGATGCAACAGGCCTCGTTAGCTTTGATTTGGCTAACGGTGGGTTTGGTTTTAGTACTAATACAGAATTTACTGCTATCAATGTTAATGATCAGAATGTTGTTGTAGCTAACGTTGTCAATGAAGCTCAGACATACAGCAATACAGTAGAATCAGCATATGATTATGTTGGTAAAAGAATAGACAATGCCCAATTTATAAGATTTGAAACAGTAGATCAAACACTCGAAGAAATTTCTATTTTAAGTGGCGTGGCTTTCAACTCAAACATTCAGAACTTTATTGCTAATACAGAAAATGAAACAACCTCTCCATGGATTACAGGGAGAGACTCTGGCAATACTGTTATTGCTAATGGATACGTGGTCAACTTAAACGTAACTAATACAGGAGAGAGTGCAGTATTAATTGCTCCTATAACTGGATCATTTGGTAATCAAAATGAACTAACAATAACCCTTGCCGATAGCACTCATACTTTTCAAGTAAGAGAAAGAATTGATGAAGAAGATCAAGTAGAATTAGAATATGCTTCTAACACAGATGCGTTTACTGCTGGAGACATTATTCAAGGCGACGAGTCTAATGCTAATGGTGTTGTTGAGTCTGTTAACGCTACTCACATTACAGTTAATGGTTCATTTGGTACTTGGGTAGCTAACGATAACGTTTACATAGTATCGGCTAACTCTACAACAGCTAATGTAACAGGCATCAATGTAACTACTCAAGGAGCTAATGCAGAAGTCTCTTCAGCAAATAGTACCGTATTAAATGTAGCTGATATTGTTGGCGAGTTTACACAAAACAAAAAAGTTAAAGGTCAGCGAACAAATGCCATTGCAACTATTGATGCTGGAGGCGTTGCAGTTACTGGCGTATCGGACGTATTCTTTAATGATACTAATGGAACACAGGCTGTAGTAGATACGTATGCAAATGCTACTGTAACAGCTGAAGTAATTGGATCCAATGCTACTAACGTTGGTTTTAGAAACACGAGATACCCTGCTAATAATTCAGTTGCTACTTTTGTAGCAAATACGTCTGCATATATTGTTGGCAGAGATTCAAATACTTTTGCAAATATTGTAACTGTAGGTACAGGTTCTGGAGCAACATTTAAAATAGGGTCTTTAGAAAACGAAGATGCTATTACAATCTACACAGATTTCATTGGAGATAACAACTCAGCAAACGTTGCCTATCTGGATTGTGTTATTGATGGAGGAAACTCAGGAATTGGGTTCCTTGATAGCATTGACATTACTGATGGCGGAAACAATTATGAGCCAGGTCAAACAATTGTGTTTGACAGGGGAGGTCCTGGCGGTGGTCCACCTAACATAAATGCGGTAGCAACTATTACTACAGTCACAACAAACGCAACGCATACAAATACCGTGACTTCTATTACAGTAACTAATCCTGGAGATGGATTTTTTACATCAAGTCCTGCAAACTCAGACAACCTTTCTGTAGGAACAGGACTAACATTTGATACTAATTTTGACTTCGGTTATGGATTCCCTAAAGATAGCGATGGTGATTACACATCTATTCTTGATACAGTACTAACAAGATATAGTGGTAACATTGGAACAATATCTTCACTAACAGAAATCAACCCTGGAAACAATTACAACTTTGATCCATTCCTTTCTGTTTACTCTGGTGGTATTGCTAAATTTGATAAAAGAGATGTTATTTTATATTTAGAAGATAAGAATGGAACATTTATAGTTGGCGAAAACGTCAATCAAACGGTTACTAATCCAGGACAGACTTTAACTATTTCTACTATCACTGGATCATATTCAAACGGCGATCCGTATGCAGCAACTATAGAGGATTTTACAATAGGGTCATCTGTACAACAGGTAATTAACTCAACAGCTAATGCTATCGGTGATATATTCCAATCAGACACCAATACTATAAGTATTGTTAATCCTAGAATTAAAATATTCAATGCAGCAGCAAGCGTGTTTGAATATAATGCAGCAAACTTAATTCCATTTGTGTCATCAGCTAGCAATCTAGTATTCTCAGTATCACCTAACACAGAAATAAACGTTGCAAGTGTCAGCGCTGAAATTACAGCAGTGGGCCAAGTTGTACAAAGTGCCGTGTCTAAAGGACAAGTGTATGCTCAAGGCGACGATCCACAACAAGTTAGATTAAGGCGTCTTTCGTTTGCTGTTGGATTCAATGACTCAGGACCAGTTACTGGATCATTGTCTGGTGCTACCGGAACCGTTATTGGTATCCAAGCAGATGAAGATACAAGGCCTATTGGTGACAATGCTGATATCAATGCCACTGCTCAGGCAGCAAATGGTATTGTTACGTCCGTTGAAGTTATTGATAGCGGATATGGATATCAACATGACTCAACAGTAACTCTAGTATCAACAAACACTGCACAAAACATTGTAGTTAGCGGAACCGCTAATGTAACTACTACAGGCCTAGGACAAGGATTTTGGGCAGACAAGACATCATTCTTGAATAATAAATACATTCACGACAATAATTTCTATCAGTCTTATTCTTATTTGATTGAGTCTGGTTTATCGTTGGATAAATATAGAGATATAGTACTGAAGTCAGCTCACGTAGCAGGCACAAGATTATTTGGAAGAGTTATTAAGCAGAGCACTGTTAACAATGAGGTTACGATAGCAAACAGCTCTATAGAGGCAATTTAATAAATGAGTAAAATAGTAACATCAGATTTTAAAACGCATAACGCAAAGCAGTTTGTTGAGTCCCTCAGCGAGACAGCTAATTCTATCTATTATGTAACGATTGGTAAACACACAGCATTTCCTGATGATGCTACGCCCCCTGCTCCATCTCAATCACTAGAATCATCGTTCTATCAGTTGTATCGTGATATGATATATGGTAAGCAAGTTAAAACTTCTGATATAAGACACATGATTGACAACTATCCATGGACATCGGGAACAGTTTATACGCAATACGATCACACTGTAGATTTATCAGGCGAAAAGTTTTTTGTTGTAGTTCAAGAAGAAGGTGGCGACTACAGCGTATTCAAATGCTTATTTAATAATAAAGGAGCTCCTTCTACAGACAAACCTGTAAAAATAGAAACATCTGCTGATGATGACATATATGTTACGACTGGTGACAGCTATCAGTGGAAGTATATGTTCACCATACCAGAATCAATTTACAACAAATTCTCAACATCAGACAAAGTTCCTGTAGTGGCAGATGCTAATGTCGAAGCAAATGCAATTGCTGGATCTATTGATGTTGTAGACGTTAAAGCAGGTGGAAGCAGATACTTCTCTGTTGCTAACGGCGTAGTTAAAGTGGCAGCTGTTGCAGCTAACGATCAAATAATAGAGTTAGAATCTCTTGCTGGTGCCAACCTTAATATTACTACATCTAACGGAACGTTCCAAATTGAAAAAATTGATCTTGTTGGTAAACATGCTAATGGAGATCCAGACACAACGAACAACGTAGCTAACGCTGTTGCTATTGAAGCTAACAGTACTTTCCTTAGAGTCACTGATATCAAAGGCAATTTCTTTGGCGAAACAAGCAACGTATATGCTAAAGGCGCTACATCAAACGCATTTGCAACAATAAGCTCAATAACAAAAACAACGAGTACGCTTTCTGCTAATACAGATTTTTATAAAGGAAGTACGTTTTATATTACAGCTGGAGCAGGTGCTGGACAAGCAAAGACTATTAGTGAATATGTTGTAACTGGTTCAGCAAGAAGAATTGTAATTCCTAGTGCTTTTGCAACAACTATTGGCACGACTTCTTTATTTGAAATTACACCAAGAGTTGTTATTGCTGGAGACGGCCAAGGAGCATCTGGTAGAGCAATCGTTAATACTTCTACCTTTGCTATCGACACAATTGAAATGACCGATAGAGGTTATGGCTATTCATATGCAACTGCTCTAGTATTAGGTAACACAGGTATCAGTTCAAATGGCATTACATTGCAAGCAAACAATGCAAACGTTGTTCCAATTATATCTCCAAGAGGAGGACATGGATCTGATCCAGTTTCAGAATTAAAAGCAGACACAGTAGGCATTTCTGTAGACTTTGCTAATAGCCAAGGCGGACAGATTCCTGCTGTCAATGATTTTAGACAGGTCAGCATATTAAAAGATCCTTTATTTGCAAATGTAGTGTTAACAATTAGTGACACTCTAACATCTGCAAATGCCTCTGGTACAGGAACATCGTTTACAGACGGCGAAACAGTAGTACAAGGAAGTTCAGCTGAAACAATATCAAAAGCTAATGTTACTATAGCAAATACTAACGGAACATTCCAAATAGAAGAATTTACTCTCTATGGCGCAAATTCAACAGGATCGTTATTCCACGCAAACAGCGATCCAGCAGGAACATCTAACGTAATAACAACTGGTGTTATTGTTAACGTCGATGGAAGCGTGCTAACACTACACAACGCAAATGTTGCAGCAATTGACGCTTATGACAAATACTCAAATGGAGATTTTGCTTCTGTTTTAGTTGGAACAGAGTCTTCTGCAACTGGCCAAGTTGACATATTAGATAATAAAGCAGATCCCGGTGGCGCTTATGGAATAGTGTCTACAAGAGCAGCAGGATCTATTAACTTGTCTAACGTTTATGGACAGTTTGTATCGTCAGGCAGCAACACAGAATTAAGAATTACAGGACTAACATCGGGCACTACTGCTAACCTAGTATCTTTCAAAACAAATGAAAGAGCCGGATCTAATTTTGATCAGTTTGACCAACGAGTAAGGTTAACTGGTTTTGAAAATTCATCGTCATTAGAGTTTCAAATTGATGAACGAATTGTTCAGGACGAAACTGATGCGGAAGGGGTTATACATAGTATAAATACGTCTAGTGGTGCAACAATATTAGCTATTACTAATAAGAAAGGCAATTTAGCAGAATCTGAAGGAACAGATCCAAAATACGTAAGAGGTCAAGATTCTGAAGCTGTTGGTTACTTTACGGATGAGGCAGGACCAGACATCCAACATCACACAGGCGAAATTCTTTATGTAGAGAACATTACGCCAATTACAAGAAGTGATGACCAAACAGAACGTGTTAAATTAATGATTAAATTTTAGAGGAAGAAATGGCATTAGAAACAGATCTTAACGTCAACCCATATTTTGACGACTATGATGAAACAAAGAACTTTAACAGGGTATTATTTAAACCTGCCGTTCCTCTGCAAGCTAGGGAACTAACTCAGCTTCAAACAATACTTCAAGCTCAAATTGAAAGATTTGGACAGTATCAATTTAAAGAAGGTTCAATCATCAAAGGTTGTAACTTCTATTATGATGCAAAAGTTAAATACGTAAAAGTAAACGATAAAGACACTTCAGGTTTAGATGTAAACGTTGGGCTGTATGGTGAAGGTGATTACATCAGAAACAGTGCTAATCTAGTAGCAAGAATAGTATCGACAGCTTCTGGACTAGAGACACAGAATCCTGGATTAAACTCACTGTTCTTCCATTATCTTAATATTGGAACAGACGATTCAACAACATATTCAGCTGGTGAACAGATTGATGTTTTCCCAGCAAGCACCGGTATTGCCAACATTGTATTTTCATCAGCTAACGGCGATTTTAGTAACAGCGATACTATTACAGTAAGCACAGAAGACAACGGTTCTGGGTTTGATGGATCCGTGGTCACAACTGATGGCGGTACCACACTATTTGCAATTACTGTCACATCTAATGGATCAGGATATACAGTAGACGATTATCCTGTAGCAAGCATTACACATGCTAATGGATCCACAGCAAACGTTCAGTTAACTGTCAACTTAAACAAAACATCAACGCTGACTATTGCAAACTCTCAGTTTGAAAGTGATTCTGGAAACACACAGTTTAATACTGTTGGTAACTCATTCTTGATGACAGTAAATGATGGTATTATTTTCCAGAAAGGACATTTCCAAAGATTTGAAGAACAAAATATTATTGTAACAAAATATACAAGTTCTCCCGACGAAGTATCTGTAGGCATTGAAACTGCAGAGGCTATTATAAATAGCTCTGTTGACACCTCGTTATTAGACAATGCATCTGGCTTCAATAACGAAAATGCGCCGGGCGCTGACAGATTAAGACTTACGCCTACGTTAGTCGTAAACACGACATCTGATGCTCAGTCTTCAAATAATTTCTTATCTATTGTATCTTTCCAAGGTGGAAGACCAATTCAATTAAACCAAAAAGCAGTTCTTAATAGATTAGGCGATCAAATAGCAAGACGAACATATGAAGAATCTGGCGATTATGTAGTTGATCCATTTGCTATTGGTACAGAAGAAATTTCAGGAAACACTACACATATCAATGCGCAGATTGGCGCTGGTGTAGCATATGTTAAAGGTTATAGAGTAGAGACAAACAATACAACAAGACTACCAATTAAAAAAGCAACAGTGAGTGCAAACGTTACTTCACAAGAAGTAGCGCTTACGTACGGAAATTATGTTGAAGTAGACAATGTTATAGGACAGTTTGGCCATGAAACTAATGACATGGTCTTGCTGACTGATGCAACTTTTAATGCTCATAACTCAGCAAATGCTTCAGATCCAGCTGTATCAAACACTTCTGTAGCCTATGATGGAACAACAGGAAGTGTCGTTGGTACTGCAAGAGTCAGAAACATTGAGTGTCAAGATAATAACAATAACAATTTTGATAGCATATACAACCTATACCTTTATGATATAGAGATGAAAAAAGGTAAATCCTTTTCTAAGCACGTAAATTCTATTGTTCACTATTCTGGTTCAGATTATAGTGCAGCAGGTGCTGAGACTAATATTACTAAAATTGGTGTAGCTGACATTGAAGCAGCAACTGCAAAACTAAAAGATTCGTTTGCAGAAGGACAATTATTTAACTTAGGTCAATCAGGTATTAAGTCTGTTGGTAATAACGCATCTTATGTTTATAAGAGCAAAGTGTCTAATACAATTAGTACTGCTGGTGAGATAACATTAACCGTAACAGGTAATGAGCAATTTAACTATGGTGATGGCACATTAACGAACACACAAGAAAAAGAAATTATTATCTTACCACAGCAGAATGCAAATGCAACCACTAATGTAACATCTACTGCGGCTACAAGCAACGCTACGACTACAGTGGTTACTGGTATTGGAGACACATCTTCAGTATACGTAGGGGACTTATATTACCTAGCAAACACAACTGTAACAAACGGGCCGTTCCAAATTAGAAAAGTAGCTAATAGTGACGCTGTAGTTGTAGATTCTGCTCCAGGTAGTATGTCTGCAATGAATATGATGCAGACCTATCAAAAGAATTATCCATTATCTCTGAACGATAGATCTGATGCAAACGTAGTCGTGTCGAGCTCTAGCACTACAATGACTATCTCAACAAATATCGGTATTAATGGAACAACTCCTGTTGATGTTTTAGTCAATGTAAAAGATACTGCTGCAAATGCTGTGCTTAAGAGCTATGTTACAACTGAAGTGGGTATTGATACATCTAATAATACTGGTGGAACATCAGGACCTTGGAGTCTTGGTGTAGTAGACGGACATGCTTTAGTGTCTGTTTATCAAGGCACCGGCGGTGGTTACGATTCATTTACAACTGACGTAACTGATCAATTTGAAATTAACAATGGGCAGACTGATTCAATTTATGGTCTTTCTAAGCTAAGAACAAAGCCTGGTTCAACAATTTCATTGTCTAGCGGAGATCAATTAGCCGTAACTTTCAGACACTTCAAGAAAGGATCTGGAACAGGATTCTTTAATTTTAATTCATATCCTATCGATGATGAAAATACAGCAAATACTTCAGCGGTCACTACACAACAGATACCAATGTTTGTATCACCAAAAACAGGTAGAGAAGTTGATCTTAGAAATCATTTAGATTTTAGACCTCAGCTTTCTAACACTGCAGTAATAGAAGGTACGTTAGACGGATCGTTTACCATTAACCCTTCTGCCACATCTACATTAGATGACGTATCAAAAATTGGAGCTCCAGACACATCTTGGTCTGGTAGCTTTGAATACTATCTGCCAAGAAAAGATAGAATCATTGTCGAGTCAAGCGGTTTATTTGTTGTAGAGGGTGTTCCTAGCGTTAATCCTAAACTTCCTCCTCTACCAGAAAATGCAATGCAGCTAGCATCTTTAGATGTTCCTGTATATCCTTCATTAGCACAGCCTACTGCAAGAGCAGATAGAAGACCAGATTATGGCGTAATAATCAAAGCTACTCAGCTTAAGAGATACACCATGGAAGACATTAGGTCAATTGATGATAGGGTTACTAATCTAGAATATTACTCATCATTAAATTTCTTAGAGAAGTTTACTACTGATGCTGTAATTCCTGGAAGAACCGATCCTACAACTAACAGATTTAAGAATGGATTTATTGTAGACAACTTTGCATCGTTTACTACAGGTAATCCACTAGACACAGAATTTAAAGCGGGATTTGATGCTGCAAGAGACCTATTGGTTTCTAAGTTTGAAAACTACAGCATTAAAATGAGATTTAAGAGCGGCACTAATATTTCAAGAAGTAACGACTTAATTCTTCCTAGGTATTTCAATAGAAGCATCATTATACAGCAAAGAGCTACAAGACAAAGAAGAGTTACTTCTGCACTATGGGCTTATAATGGTACAGTACGATTGTTCCCAGATTACCTTGCAGGCGTGGACAATAAGAAATCACCTGAATCTGCTGTACAGATTAACATTGATAATGCTAGCTCTACTTTAGCGTTGATTGACGAATTGAACAAAATTGCTCCTCAACAATTTACAAGCAGTGAAGTAATACAGGACAATACAAATACAAGAGTTGTGTCATCGACTCCTACAGATACACAAGTTACAAACCAAGTAGAAATAGTACGAAGTCAAAGAATAAGACAAACGACCACGACATTAAGTGCTAGAGCAAGAACAACTACTAGAAAAGTCGGTGATTTTGTTACAGACATTTCATTCCAGCCTTATATTCCTGGAACAGAAATTAGATTCGTAGCTACTGGTTTGAGACCAGGAATGAGACACTACGTTTATTTTGACGGTAAAGATCAAACAAGTAACTGTAGACCCGCATCCGTGTCTAATCCTTTTGATGCTGTAGCTACAGAGAGAAGACTGTCTTCTTCAAGAGCAAGAAGAATGATTAGAAGTAGAGGGGCATTTGGCGATTCTCTTACAGCAAATAGCTCAGGTGGTATTTCAGGAATTTATAGAATTCCTTCTAATACTTTCTTTGCAGGAGAAAGAGAGTTTGTAGTCAGCGATGCGTCTGATATTGGGCTACTAGGTGATTCAGTTTCAGAAGCCACAGCAAAATTCAATTGCTATAACTTTACTGTAAACAAAGGCGATGTTATAACTTCTACTAGATCAGCATTACCAAGAGCATCACAAAGACAAACAACAATAACTCAACGAACAAGAAATGTTGAGCAAGTAATTACACCGTTACCTCCAGCTGAGGTGACTGTAATTGAAAATCATATTGAGGTTCCTAACCCAGTACCTGTTCCTGTTCCAGTACCTGGCCCTGAAAGACCTACGCCGGTGCCAAACCCTATACCGGTTCCTAACCCAGTACCTGTTCCTGTTCCAGTTCCTGGACCTACAATTCCAGGACCACCTGTAACAGTATTGGTTCCAGGTCCGCCTATAACAATACCGATTCCAACTGTTCCTCCAATAGCTCCACCGCCTCAGCCGCCTGACACATGGACAGACGGTCAAAGAGAGCGTAGATTTAGAGATGAAGACGATCCATTAGCACAATCGTTCTTAATTGATTCACAACAGTTCAATGGATATAAGGACGGTTATATTACTGCGGTTGATATTTATTTTGCTGGCAAAGATGCAAGAAGAGGATGTACAGTAGAAATTAGATCAACTGAAAACGGCGTCCCAGCATCTAAAGTTTTACCATTTAGTAGAACTCACTTAAATGCTAATGAGATCACTGCATCAACAAATGGTGCTACAAAAACAACGTTTACCTTTACTTCACCGGTTATGGTCGAAGCTGGAAGAGAGTATGTTGTAGTTATTTTACCAGATGGAAACAGCCCAGAGTATAAAGTTTGGACAGCTAAAGCTGGCCAGAAAGATGTTAGAACAAACATTGTTAACAACCAAGACTGGGGTCAAGGTACTATGTTCTTATCTACAAACAACAGAACATGGACAGAGTATGTAGATGAAGACCTTAAGTTTACTTTGTATGCAGCTGTGTTTGCTTCTCAGAGAGCTACAGTGTTAACAGAAAATGAAGACTATGAGTTCTTCCAATCAAACACAACAAACATTAACGGAAACTTTACTGTTGGTGAAGAAGTGTTTAAGTTAGCTGCAAATGTTGCAGGTAACATTGTTATCAACAAAGGAAACAGTACAATACGTTCTACAACAAGTGGCGGATCAGATTTCTCTGCTGTTACAGGATTGAGTGCTGGTAGTAAAATTGTGTTAACAGGCAACAGTTCTACATTTGACGTTGTAGAAGTTGCATCTGTTGCAAACTCTAGTACAATTACATTAAGAGGCGCACCGAGCTTTACAGACTCAACTGGTAACTTTATGTTTACGCCAGTTGCAGAATTTGTACAAATTGATGCTAATACAAAAACTATTCAATGTAATGATAGTAATGCAACCAATAGCACATTCTTGTTTGCAAACAGCGATACAATAATTGGCGTGGACAGCGTAGCAAATGCTGTAATCAATCAAGTAGTAGATACTAACATTAGCTATCTTGAGCCAAGATTGTATAGAAATGTACCAGAAGGCACAATGCACAATGCGCATATTAAAGGTCGTCTGAGTGATGATACTGGCGATTCTAGTTATGAACTTCTTATAACAAATGATAGATTCTATAGTGATTCTGCTATTAAGGTAATGAGTAAATCTAATGAGATTGTAAACAACAGTGGTAACAAGTCTTTAAATATTCTTCAAACGCTAACCAGTGAAGATAACTTTATCGGCGCAAGTATAGACCTCCAATCTCAAGAATGTTTAATATACGAAAACATTATTAATAACGTTTTGACTAATGAGTATATAACAGATCAAGGTTCTGCTTCAGCAAAATATGTTTCAAGAACAATTGAGCTAGCAGAAGGCTTAGATGCAGAAGATATCAAAGTTTATGTAAACGCTTATAAGCCAGCTGGTACAGATGTTAAAGTTTATGCTAAAGTACTGAACAGCGAAGATCCAACACCATTTAAAGATACAAGGTGGTCATTATTACAATCCACTGGAGCAAATGCTACTAAAATTAGCTCTGCTAAAGACAGGGGCGATGTAATAGAATATACATATGAATTTGGAAATGCACCTGAGGCTACAAGCATTAACGGCACGGTAACTGTTGTCAATGGTAATACTACATTGACTGGTACAGGCACTGCATTTACATCTGATCTTGAAGTAGGAGATTTAATTAAAATAAACTTGCTAAACAATGATACCAATTATTTCGCATCAATGGTAACAGCAGTCAATAGCGATACAGAAATTGTTGTTGGTGATGAACCAGACTTTGATGATCCTCAAGGCACAGCAATTCAAAAAGTAACTGAAGAATATAAGAATCAAGTGTTTAGGGATCCTAAAGCTCCTTCTGCATTTGAAGCAACTTACTATAACCAAAACGATATGAAATATATCGGTTATAAGTATTTGGCAATTAAAATTGTACTAACAGCTACAAGTACAGCGCTTAATCCTTATGTTCAAGATTATAGAGCAATAGCGGTATCATTATAATGGCTAAGAAAATTTTAATAGAAACAGAAGATCAAAGATTTCTTAGGGATCCATCCAACATGGCACTTATAAATAATGATGCGGCTGCGTATGCGCAATATAAAGCTAAAAGGAACGAGAAGAACAAAGTGGCAAATATTTGTAATGAAATAGATTCTCTAAAACAAGATATGGGCGAAATCAAACAAATGTTAAGAAGTTTATCGGGGGTAAAGTAAGATGGCTAGTAATGCTTATTCAAGTGCAAATATAACCCCATCGTCAGATACGTTTAGAGAATGGGTAGACCTAACAAACAGAATTACATACGATATGGAAAAGTATGTAGTTACGACTGCTCCGTTTGGAAATACACAAGGTGCAGAGACAATAGGCAATGGTTATGTAAATGGTTTCTTTGGCGCTAATACATTAAAAGTTTTCGATGAGCTCCAAGGTGCCACAGGTAACACGACAGACTATGGTACTGGTTCGCCTACTGCCAACTTAATAATTTCTACCAACACAGTTTTCTTTGCAAACAGTACATATGGTTCAGAAGTATATGCACAGGCTAATGTTTACTTTACAAACACTGGCGTCCAGATCTTAGCTAACACAACTAATACAGTATTCATTGCAAACGGCAATGTCTCTGATTTTATATCTGACGCAACAAGAAACAGATTTAACACACAAGTCGATATCAATGCTAACGTAGATATTGATAATGGACTGACAACAATAGATTCAACAAACACTTACATTGCAAGTGGCGAACTTAATATAGATTCAAATACAGTATTCAATGCTAATGTTCATGCACACGCTAACAGATTTGAAATAAGTTCAAACAATGTAATCGTTACTGCAAATGCTGACGTATTAAGATCAAACGCTACATTAAACGACTTTAACAGTAACGTAGATATTGACAATGCTCTAACAACAATAGATTCAACAAACACATATATTGCTAGTGGTGAGTTGAATGTAGATTCAAATACTGTATTTAATGCTAATGTCTATGCTCATGCAGACACTGTAGAGTTTAGTTCTAATAACGTCACACTAACAGCTAATGTAGATACTTTCCAGTCAAATGCTACGTTAAATGACTTTAACAGTGAAGTAGACATCGACAATGCTTTAACAACAATTGATTCTACTAATACCTCTATAGGTTCTGGAGAGCTAAACATTAGCTCGAACTTAGTAGTTAACAGTACAGCTACAAATGCAAATATTGCCGCTAACGTTGCGCTATCAGGCGCTAATGTATACGTAACTTCTACTAACGTAAATATTACAAGTACTGGCGTTACAATTGGTGATGCTAACTCAGATTTATTAACAGTCAACTCTAATACGGTATTGACTGACAAACTTAACGTACAAGAGAACGCAGACTTTGATTCTGATGTAAACGTAGATGGTAATGTTCAAGTTGATCAAACTGTTACGGTTGGTAACTCTACTGCAAATGCGCACATCTCTACAGAAGGTAATATTGATACTGATGGTACATTAACAGTTGCAGGAGCATCAGACCTTAACAACACGTTAAATGTATCTGGAATTACTACATTAGAAAACACGCAAAACTCTACATCAAATACTACTGGCGGTACTAGAATATCAGGTGGTGTTGGTGTTGTAAAATCTGCAACTATTGGAGAGAAGTTAACTGTCCATGGAGCCATAGATGGTAAATCAACATTAACTGTTGCTAATAATACTGATCTTAATGGCGAGCTGGATGTATTACGTGCAGCATCATTCTCTAACACTTTAACAGTAACAGGATTTGCAAATCTTGAAAGCACATTAGAAGTAAATTCAACATCTCAATTTGATGATACTATTACAGTCGGTAACTCAACAGCAAATCTTGTAGTATCGGCTAACGGTAATATGGATACTGATGGACAGCTGTTTGTTAAAGGAACAACACACCTTCAAGACCAAGCAAACGTTGATGGACTACTAAGAGCAAAAGGTGGCGCAAACGTAACAGGAACAGCTAACGTAAGTAGCACGATCCATGTTTCTACTGGCGATAACAGAGTAAAAATTGCTGATGACGATGTTACAGTTGGTAACAGCACTGCTAATACATCTTTATCAGTATCAGGAATTCATACAGACGGAACACTAGATGTAGACAGCACAAGTAATTTGTTAGGTGCTGTCGTAATGGCTAATACATTAAACACACAAGGCAATGCTGACTTTGATAAAGATGTACAAATAGATCAAACTCTAACAATTGGTAATTCAACAGCCAACGTAGTAATAGCAAACACAGGTAATATTGATACAGACGGTACATTAACGGTAGCCGGTGCAACATTACTAAACGGAACAGTAGGATTGGGGGATGCAGTTGGAGATGACATATCAATTAATGGTAGAGTCGCTACTAACATTGTTCCTAATTCTAATGCAGATCAATCAATAGGTACGACAGCTTTAAGATGGGATGTATATGGAAACCATGTTAGAACTGTAAATTTAACAGCTACAGGTAATGCTCAAATCGATGGGTTTGTAAACGCTGTAGGAAGTGCTAATGTTGGATACCCTTTTGAAGTATCTAATTCTTCAACAGTAGCATTCAAAGTACAGACAAGAAATTCAGGCGACGATAGAGAAATTATTGTTGGAAATACAGTACCAAATGCAACTCATGCAGAAGACAGATTAGTAATAAGATCAGCAATTGGTAACAGTTCAATAGGCGTTCTACCACTACATGGTAATAATGTGGTACTTGGTGATGCTACTCACAGATGGGTATTCAGTGCTAACACTGGTGACTTCAGTGGCGCTGTAAATATTTCTGATACAACAGAATCTTCAAGCGACACAACTGGAGCATTGAAAGTTGCAGGTGGACTTGGCGTAGATAAAAAAGCATTCTTAGGTAGCGATGTTGTTATTACTGGATCCGCAAACGTAGGCACTAATTTAGACGTTACAGGCACATCACAGTTTGACGGCAAAATTACAATTGGTAATTCTAGCGCTAATGCTGTTGTTACCTCTGCAGGTAATATTGATACTGATGGAACATTAACAGTTGCTGGAAAAACAACATTAAACGGTGGTGCAGATATTGGTGATGCTTCTTCCGATATAATTAAACTATTAGGATCCATTGGTGGTAACAGCACAGTAGGTATTATTCCAAGTGCTAACGGTAGAATTCTTGGTACAAGCGAAAAGAGATTTGCTGGCCAGCTAACAACATTAAACGCATCAGGCGACATTACAGCTGGGTCAGACGTAGACATTAGCGGAGAAGTAAATGCAGCTTCAGCAGCAATAGTTGGCAGCGCTTCTATTGGTAGCAACCTAGATGTCACTGGTACATCACAATTCGACGGTGCAATTACAGTTGGTAACTCTACTGCAAATGCAGTTATTGCTTCGTCAGGTAATATTGATACTGATGGATCATTGACAGTTGCAGGAGCATCAGACCTTAACAGTACATTAAATGTTGAGGACGATGCTACGTTCCAAGCTAACGTAAGTGTTGATGGAACATTACAAGTAGATACACAGCTTGACTTTGGTAACAGTTCTGTAAATGCTAACTTAACTGCCAATACCAGTAAAACTGCATTTGCTGTAGACGCAATCAATGCTACTAATTTAATAATAACAGGCTCTGCAGTGTTACCAGATGACACTACATTGACAGCTACAGAATTAGGAACAGCTAATTTAAATGTCACCGATACTACTCAGTTCTTAGCTGCAACAAGTAACTCTACATACAGTGCATCAGTACAATTTGGTAACGGCAACGATCGACTAGTAGTTAATTTTGCAAATGCTGTTGTCAATACGCATTTTATATCAGATACTTCTACTAGAGATTTAGGTACTTCATCTAACAAGTGGGGCGAAGTATATCTTGCTGATAAAGTTAATGTTGGTAACTCATCGATATATGCTAACGTATTTGTTAACTCAACTGCGTCATATGTCATAGCTGACAACATTATTGCAAGAGATGATTTAGTCGCTGCTTCTAGTTCAGACCAAAGACTTAAGTCTAATGTATTAACAATAGACACAGCAATAGATAAAGTTGAGTCAATTGGTGGTTATGAGTTTGAGTGGAATTCTGCTATTGGAGACTTTAGAGAGGGAACTAAGGATTATGGTGTGCTAGCACAAGAGGTAGAACAAATCTTACCTCATGCTGTAACCATAAATAGCCGAGGATACAAAACCGTTAACTACAATAGTTTGATACCGCTCCTCATTGAAGCAGTTAAAGAGTTATCTGGTAGAGTAAGAGAATTGGAAAGAGTAGAGGAAGAATAAATGGCCGATAAAATATTACATGGTACTACGGAGATTGTTAATACCTCTGCCCAGGTTACAGATACAGCCCTTCCTAATACAGGCGTCACTGCAGCTGCATATACATCTAATAACACACAATTGGTATCGTTTACAGTTGATGCCAAAGGCAGATTAACATCAGCTAGTAACGCGTCAGTTAATGTAACTGGTGTTACATTTGGTAACACAACTTCTCACACTCATACAGAAAACCAGAGAATTTATATATCTACTTCAGCGCCAGCTAATAATTCAGTTGGTAACAATGGAGACGTTTGGTATCAGACTCTAACGTAAGGGAGAGCCTGAGTGGCAAACATAAATTATTCAAAATCTTATTTAAGTGGTTCTAGAGATTATGATGCGTCTTTTATTGGCGTAGATAACCTAGCCCCTAAGATTCTTTACGTTGGTGCTTACATTAAAGCATATACAGGACAATATACAAAAACGTATGTTGGTCTGTTTACAAAAGTTTACGGCAAACAATACACAAAAACTTATCTAGGACAGTACACAGGAACGTTTGTAGGGCAGTATAGTAGACAGTTTGAAGGCGCATTTAATAAACAATATTCTGGCGTTTTTAATAAAACTTATGTCGGTGCCTATGTAAAATCATATAACAAAACGTATACCAAAACATACATTGGCCAATATTCTCACCAGTGGTCCCATCAATGGGAAGGTTCTTATACAGGAAACTTTTCTGGCGGTCCTTATGCAAGACAATATACAGGAGCATTTACAGGGCTTTTTGCAAGAGACGGGGTAGGCGTATATACAAAAATCTACAATAAACAATATACTGCAGTATATACACATCTTTTTTCAAAAGCGTATACCAAGACTTACGTTGGCCAATACGAGAAAGCCTATACAGGCATTTATACCCAACTGTTCACTAAAACATACAATAAAGCATACGATGCTGCGTATACAGGAGTGTTCCAAAGCTATAGAACAGCTACTGAATATTTTGAAACAAACTATGCTCGTCAATATACTAAAACCTGGCAGAGACAATATGGCGATAACTATGAGGGACAGTATACAGGATACTACGGAGCAAATTACTCTAGGGATTATACTAAACACTATGTAGGAGTGTATGAAGGCGTTTATACTGAAAACTACGACAGACAGTACACAGGTAATTATGTTAAACTATATCAGGGCCAATACCAGAATGAGTATGATACAAATTGGGTAGGACAATGGTCTAGAGATTGGGCTGGATCCTATCAAAGACAATGGATCAAGTTATATGGCGGCCAATGGTCTAGGCAGTATACTACTGCTGATTTTACTGCAACATACTCTACTCAATGGCTAGGTACGTATTCAAGAGCTTGGGCTGGTCCAGGTCCATCTTATATTCGTGGATGGGCAAGATTCTATACAGGCCTGTATCAAGGATGGGCATGGTTCCAACAAACCTTTGATGGGATACAATTACCAGCTAATGGAGAGAATTATTATCGAGGCCTACGCAACTATGCTGGTGGTGAGAACGTTTTTTTTGGAGGATTGGCTTATCATAGAGCATTTATAGGCACTTATTTAAAACAATTTGAAGGTGGGGCATCGTATGTAAAGACGTATTCAAGAACCGAAGTCGAGCCCGAGTTTAATCCACCAATTGTTTTCTATGAGAGTTTCAACGCCTCCTATCAAGGGACTGGAACTCAAAACTACGGTAGAAATTATGTTGGTTCGTTTGAGCCGCAATATGTTGGATCGGTTGATGAAGTGTTTACTGGGAGTTATCAAAGAGTTTGGACTAAGCAGTGGACAAAGCAATATTCAGCAAACTATCAAAACGAGTATGCAAATTCATATGCTGGCGATTACACTGGAACATACCAAAACTCTTGGACAAAAAGATATATAAAACTGTACACAGGAAACTACGAAAGACAGTATGATAGACAGTGGACAAAACTTTATCAAAAAGCATATACTGGCCAATGGCAAAGAAACTGGACAAAAAATTATATTAAGCAGTATGCAAAAATTTGGGATCAGATATGGGTTGGCATTTATTCTAAAACGTGGACAAAAAATTACAACAGACAATTTACGGAACAGTATACAAAAGCGTACGAAGGTACTAGAGACTACATTGGATATTGGACAGGCGTATATAACAAACAATGGATAAAGTCATATCATAAACAATATGAAGGTGCCTTTGAGGGTGTGTTTACTAAACAGTATGAAGGATCTTTTGATAAGAATTATATTAAGCAATATGAAGGTGCGTTTACTAAACAATGGACAAAAGCATATAGTAAAAATTGGAATTCACAGTGGTCAGGGACCTACTCTAGACAATTTACTGGCGTACAGTACTATGGCGGAAATGACATAGGAACGTTCTCAAGAGTGTTTGTTGGTCTGTATACTAAGCAGTATACAAAACTATACGAAGGCGCATTTAATAAAAATTATATAAAAACATATAATAAGACTTACTTAGGCGATTACGTCAAAACATATTCTGGCGTTTACAATAAAACATATCTTGGCCAATATACAGGAACTTTTGAAGGCGCATTCAATAAACAATTTGAAGGTGCATTCACTAAGCAGTATGGTAAAACGTATACAAAGGTATACGAAGGTGCATTCAACAAGCAATACGAAGGAACCTTTGTTAAGTCATATGGTGGCGTATTCGTAGGAAACTATGCTAGCGTATCTAAAGCACTTCATTATACAAACAATTATACAGGACCTATTTCGTATGTTACTAGTTATGCTAGCACAACGGCCGTTGCAAATACCAAGACAGGAGAATTAACTACTACTGGCGGTGGTGTCAGCAATATCAATGAAAGCGGCACAATGAAGCAAGTCGAAGAGCTTAATGTTAAAGTAGCTGATGAATGGAAAAATGTAATTGTTGGTAGGATTAAAGAAGGGGATGAGTGGAAAGTTTCTCATGTTAAGTATCAAAGGCATGATATAACAATCTCTTCTAATACAACCAATTATGTTTTGAGAACCGAATTAAGCAATCTTGGGGCAAGTCCTGGAACGCTTCCTCAGCATGTAAACATTACTATTGAACCTGGGGTATTTTTATTTGGAACATCCACAACTTCGCCAGCATTGGATTTGAGTACTTTGAATGTGCTTAGGTCAATATTCAGACATAAAGTTAGAATACTAATTAAAGATGGTGGTGGTATAATCGGATCTTCTGGTGCTAGAGGAACAGCAACACCGGCCACAAGAACAGGATCGAGCGGTGGTAATGGCGGTAATGCTGTTAAGACCGAAAATGGCGTAGATTTGTTTATAGAAAACTACGGTACAATATCTGGAGGCGGTGGCGGTGGTGGTGCCGGTGGCTTCCCAGTCAATGGTTCTACAGAATCATTAGCAGGTGGTAATGGTGGTCATGGTGCTGGTTACAATACTACATTAGGCTATATTACAGAAAACAATTCAAACAGAAATGGCACAGATAGTGCTGTCAATTATGGAATACATGGAGGAGACGGAGGATTACTAGGCCAATTAGGTATAGGAGCTGGCGGATTTAATGATTCACCAGCAGCTGGTACAAATGATATTAGTGAGCCTAATCCAGGTACAAACTATACTCAGTATGGTCAATCTGGTGACGGAGGAATTCCTGGATCTGCTATCATTGGTTACGATGCAGCTAGGATTACATTTATAAATACCGGTAGCGTCTATGGTGACAGCGCTTACAAATTTAAGGCATAGTATTAATGGGTAATCCTCTAAGATTAAAAGAAACTGTTGGCAGTACATTTCTTGGTTTACAAGAGATGCAAGATGCCGAGATGGACTATGCTGTTCATCAGGTTCTTACAGAATTTTCAGTCTCATTAACTGCATCAGGAACCATTAATATAAATGGTGACGGAACGGATGCGGGATCATTTTCTGATACTACCAGAACAGAGGTGGTAGGATTTCACCCTTCGCAAAATGCAATATCAACCAGTACGTATACGTTAAAACAAAACTTAACATCTACGTCGGAGTCGTCTATTGTGTATCCTTTATTTGTCGACGATAATGGATATGCAGCAGAGCATAGCAACAACCTATCTTCTACCATTATTTCAAGAGCTCTTTCTAACCTAGTTTCTAATGGTTTGGGATCATATTGGTTATCTGAAGTAAATCCAAATGCAAGTCTTTATAGTGATTCAGGATACAGCGTAACAGATACAAACAAACAAGGTACCACAGTATACAAGCTATGGAGAAAAGACCAAGGCGTTTCTAGTCCTTCTGTAACTAGACCTGTAAGACTAAACAGCAGCTCAATTCAAGAAATGTCAGATGCAGAGATTAAAACTCTTGCAGCTCGATTAAGAAATCAAATAGTAGATACGGGAATTGGAACATATAGATTAGCTTCTACTAATCCAGCTGCACCGGGTGAGACTTGGGTGTTAGTTAGTGATGATGTTACAGATACAAGAAACACTATTTCAAGTCAGCAGTATGCTGCTACGTATGTAGGTGCATTTGACAAAACATATTCTGGCGCTTACATTGGTATTTACGAAAAAGCATATAATAAGCAGTATGAAGGTGCATTTACAAAACAATACGAAAAAACTTATGTAGGTGCTTACACTGGCCAATATACAAAAACATATGTAGGCCAATACGAAGGAACGTTTACAGGAAACTATACCAAGCAATATGAGGGATCCTTCGTTGCACAATACACAGGAGCATTTGAAGGCGTCTATGTTGGCGTTTATACAAAACAATATCAAGGCCAGTATGTAGGAACATATTTAAAATCCTATGTTGGTCAATATAGTAGACAATTTGAAGGAGCGTTCAACAAACAATACGAAGGAACGTTTACTGGATATTTTTCTGATACTTACTCTAGAATTTTCTTAGGACTGTATACCAAAACTTTCTTGGGCCAATACACTGGAACTTTTATAGGCCAATATGTAAAACAATATACTGGAACATTCGAAGGCGCATTTAACAAAACATACACAGGCGTATACGTCGGCCAGTATGAAAAACTTTATATTGGAAACTACACTAAGACATATGTTGGCCAATATGAGAAAGCATACACCGGACAGTATGAGGGTACGTTCACAGGATACTATACAGGCGTAAGACAGTTTGAAGGCGTGTATGCTGGCAACTATGAAGGAACGTTTACTAAGCAATATGTAAAAACATACGAAGGCGCTTATGAAGGAGTATATGCAGGATCCAGAACATATGCTGGCCAGTATGCAGATCAATATCAAAAAGCATATGTCGGTAATTGGACCAAAACTTACATTGGCATATTTTCAAGACAGTTCTCAGGTACCAGAACCTATGAAGGACAATACACAGGATACTTTAATAAAACTTATCTAGGTGTAAACTATGTCAACCAATATGCAAAGCTGTATGCAGGATCTAGAACTTACAATGGACAATATAGCACAAACTATTTAAAATCATATACTGGCCAGTATACAGCTCAATATGAAGGCACTCGTACGTTCGAGGGCACATATGCTAGTACAACGGAATTCTACACGGGATTCTTCCTTGCTGGGTCTTTTGAGGGCGCATACACAAGTGCTTACGTAAAAACGTATACAACCGATTACAATAGGTTATACACCGGGAATTACACCAAGACATACGTAGGCGCGTATGTCAAGACTTATGCTAAAGATTACATAAAAAACTACGAAACTAATTACACCAAACAATACCAAAAGGCTTATACTGGTGCTTATGTAAAAGCATATACAAAAACGTATGTTGGCCAATTTGATAGATTGTGGACCAAAACATATGAGGGAGCATACACTGCTAACTATATTAGCAGCTGGAATAAGAACTATACAAAAGAATATGCAGGCATCTACACAAAACTGTATCAAAAGGCTTATGCGGGCATCTACAGTAGAAACTGGTTAAAGCAGTATACTGGCTTATATGCAAAAATTTGGATCAATCAATATACTGGTCTGTACACAAGTCTGTGGACTAAAGCGTATACTGGTAACTGGGTAAAATCATACACTGGCCAATGGAACAGACAATATCTTAAACAGTACACTGGATCCTATCAAAGATTATACACAAAAGCATACACAGGCAACTATGCCAAAATTTGGCAAAAAGCATATGTGGGACAATACGTAAGCCAGTGGACAAAAACATACGGCGGTAATTACGAAAGATTATACACTGCTAATTATAACAAAGATTATACAGCATCTTTCCAAAAAGCATATGCTGGTTTATACGAGAGAGCATTTACAGGCCAATATGCTACAAATTATCTACAGCAATATTCCAGACTATATGGCGGTGTTTATCAAACTACTTTCTCTGGACAGTATGCTACAAATTATCTACAGCAATATTCCAGACTATATGGCGGTGTTTATCAAACTACTTTCTCTGGACAGTATACAACTAACTATCAAGTAGCTTGGCAAAAACAATATTTAAAAAGTTATACAGGCGCTTACGATAGAACGTTTACTGGCCAATATACGACTAACTGGCAAGTAGCTTGGACAAGACAATATCTTAAACAATACACTGGTGCTTATAATACATTGTTTGCTGGAACGTATGGAACCAACTATCTTGTTCAATGGACAAAACAATATCTTAAACAATACACTGGAAATTATGATAGGTTATTTGCTGGAACGTATGGAACCAACTATCTCGTTCAATGGACTAGAAGATATACTAGACAATATACAGGAAACTATGATAGAGCATTTAGTGGGCAGTATGGAACTAACTATCTCGTTCAATGGACTAGAAGATATCAAAAAGCATATACAGGAAACTATGTAAGAGCATTTGCTGGTAACTATGTAAAACAATGGGCTAAGACTTGGACAAAAGCATGGCAAAAAGCATATACAGGAAACTATGCAAGACAGTTTGCTGGAACATATGGAACTAACTATCTAGTTCAATGGACAAAGGCATATGATAGACAGTATGCAGGAACTTATAATACTACCTTCTCCGGCCAATATGCGACTAACTTCTTAAAGCAATGGACTGCTAGATATGCTAGACAATACTCTGGAACATATAATACAAATTATCAGAGAGAGCAATTCTTCCTCGGTCCTGGAACAAACTATACGGGTAGCATTAACTATGCTCGTGATGTTGCTTTTGCAGCTGCAAAAGCAGGTCCATTCTATTTAAGCACCCAATACTATGCTGGGGGAGCAGTAAACTATAATAACGATATTTTTCCAAAGGGTTGGATTGCCGGTAGTAACATACTAAATGGTGAAATGGAATATAACGGTCCAGGGACAGTAAGTTACGCAAGACTTATTAACTATACTAAAGGGTTTACTGGACAGTATACAAGCAACTATGATAGACAATATAGTATAAACTATACTAGACAATATACAGGAAACTATACTAGAGCGTATACTGGTAACTATACAAAAAGATATAACAGACAATATGGTACTAACTATTTAAAGCAGTATACAGGAAACTATGATAGAGCATTTAGTGGAACATACGTAACAAACTATAATGTTAATTGGAACAGACATTTCTCAGTTACGTCCACTGGGTATTATGATAATACGTTTACTGGAACGTACACTAGTAACTATGACAGACAATATGGTACTAACTATTTAAAGCAGTATGCAGGAAGCTACGCAAGACAATTTGCTGGAACTTACGCATCAAATTATGACAGGCAATACGGTACCAATTACTTAAAGCAATATACTGGCCAATACACTGGCACGTTTGCTGGAACTTATGGTACAAACTACGGAAGACAATACGGTACCAATTACTTAAAGCAATATACTGGCCAATACACTGGCACGTTTGCTGGAACTTATGGTACAAACTACGCCAAAGCATACACAGCAAACTATGCCCAACAGTATACAGGCAACTATGCCAGACAGTTCAGTGGAACATACAACACTAACTACACAAAAGACTATACTGCAAACTATGCTAAACAATACACTGGAAATTATACTCGCGATTATTCTGGTAACTATACTAAGCAATATAGTACCAATTATACTAAACAATATACAGGTAATTACACTCGCGATTATTCTGGCAACTATACTAAGCAATATGGTACCAATTATACTAAACAATATACTGGTAACTATTCAAGACAATTTGGTGGCACTTACACAAGAAACTATGTAAAAAATTGGATCAGAACATATGCTAAGCAATATGCAAAATTGTATGCAGGACAATACAATAAACAATATGAAGGCGCGTTTACTGGTACGTATACATCAAACTATGGTGCAGATTATGCAGGTACCTATAATAAGAATTATGCAAACGAGTATGCAGGAACGTATGGTACCAATTATACTAAATTATATGAAGGCGTATACAACACTACGTTTGTAGGCATATACAATCAACAATATGAAGGCATATTCTCTGGCACTTTCTCAAAATCATATGGTGCTGACTATGCAGGTACATATGGAACAAACTATGCTGGTGAGTATGCTGGAACATACAATACTAACTATAACAAAGGATATGAGGGAGTATTTGCAAAGCAATATGTTGCAACTTACACTGGACTGTTCATTAAAACGTATGTTGGACAATACAACAAACAATATCTTGCTCTGTATGAAGGATCTTTCAACAAAAATTACTCTGCAACGTACGAGGGCGTGTATACAAAACAATATCTCAAGCAGTACACAGGGTTATGGTCTAAAAATTATATTAATATCTACAGTGCATTGTATGAAGGCGCATACAACAAAAACTATGTAGGAAATTATACAAGAGATTACATTAAGTCGTATAATAAAAATTATGAAAGAGCATACGTAGGAATATTTAACTTATTCTATTCTGGAACATTTGCTGCGCAATATGCTGGATCAAGAACATACACTGGTCAATATAATAAACAGTATGAAGGTACATTTAATAAGAATTACACTAAGCAATATGCTGGTACAAGAACGTATGCGGACCAATATGGAACAAATTATGCTAAAACATACGCACCTGGATACGTAAAAGCATATGCAGGTCAGTATGCTGGATCCAGAACATATGCTGGTCAATATACAGGCAACTTTGAAGGCGCTTTTAATAAGACATATGTTTCAGTAGCATATATTAAAGCATATGCTAAACTATGGGCCGGATCAAGAACATATAACGGTGATTACACTGGCTACTATAATGGGTTCTATAATAAGTCATATGAAAAAGCATATGCGGGTATCTATACAGGATACTATATAGGAATTTATGAGGGACCTCAAATATACGAAGGCGTGTATACAGGCGTGTACGAAGGAACGTATACCAAGCAATACGAAGGCGCATACAACACAACGTATCTTGGAAACTACACAAAACAATACGAAGGTGCATTTACAGGCAACTACATAAAAACATATATTGGTCAATACAGTCAACAGTTTAGTAAAACATATGAAGGTGCTTTTAACAAACAATTTGAAGGAGCATTTACAAAACAATATGAAGGAGCTTACGTTGGCGACTTTGTTAAAGTGTGGGCCGGTGACTATTCTGGTCAATACACTAAAACTTATCTTGGATTGTATGAAGGAACATTTGAAGGAGTGTTCCAAAGACAGTATAGCGGTACTTACTTAAAAGTTTATACAAAAGAGTATGAAGGATCGTTTACTGGATACTACAGCAGTCAGTTTGAAAAAGTATGGGTAGGTCTATACACTAAACTGTATCAAGGTCAGTACTCGCAATTGTTTACTGGGTATTTTGATAAAGTATATGAAGGCGTATTTACTGGTTACTACACAACCCAATATACAAAAACATATATTGGCCAGTATACTAAGACATATACAAAACAATACGAAGGAACTTTTATTGGAAATTATGTTGCCACGTACCTTGGAAACTATGATAATGCCTGGTCAGGATTAACAGTTGACTCTGGAACTGAAACAATTTCTACAGTTAAATTGTGGTTAAGAGTAGCTTAATGTTGACTTTATAAATAGATTCATATAGAATATCATTAACTCGTGAGGATATATTATGGCTGAAGAAGCAAAAGAAGCAAAGGTGCCTGAGGGCGCCAATATAAAACAACCTAAACCAGAGAGACCGCAGAGATCAGGATTAACTATTCCTGAATTTTCTGTCGACGCTAGTTTACCAAATATCTGCTATCCACATTATACTAATAATGCTAGAGATCAACTTTCTTGTGTTCTGATTAGACCAGATGGAATGGCAATGATAGAACAAAATATTCCTAGGGATGAAAAACATCCACTTTACAGGGATATTAAAAGACAGTTTACAGATCAAGAGATTGATCATAACACGGAGCGTGAGATTGCAATCCAACAAGCAAAAGCTAAGGATGCTGATCTTAAAACAAAGGATGAAAACAGAGAGAGACGTAGAGCAGAGTTATGGGCACGCAAAAGCACTTTCTTAGATTTAGATGTAGTTAAAAATACTCAGCATAAAAATCTTAAAAGAAAATTACGACAAGCTACTAATCCTGAAGAAGCTCTAGCATACGGCGTAGCGATCATCATTAAAGAGTCTGAAAAAGATGGAGAATAAAGGATACTTATTAGTGTCCACTATGTCAAAAGCATTTTACGAAGCCATGGTGATGGCAGTTGAATCCTTGAAAGATGAAGTTCCGGATGCTAAAGTTGCTGTGTACACTCATGAGGAATGGATACGAGATCAAGATAGACCCTTGTTTGATCATATCGTGACCCCTGTTCCTGTTCACGTAAGAACTAAACTATGGGCATTAGATCAATCGCCGTTTGATAAAACAATCTACCTAGATTGTGACGTATTTGTCTTAAACAATGAGATAGAAGAAGTTTGGGATCATTTAGGCGACCATGATGTTGTAATGTCAGAGAATAGGCCTTATAATGCTAAGGTAGTTTATTTTACTCACGACGACCAAGTTGGCCCAGGAATTAAAGGTGCCGAACTAGAACACTACAGATCAGAGCACATGGATCTTTATAGACAAGGTAAAGCTCATAAGTTTCAATGGCACTGTGGTATGTTTGCTTGGAATAAAAATGAACGTACTCAAAAGTTATGGCAAGAATGGCTGAAGTGGTATAGAAGGCATACGGAGCAAACTACATCACCTTTTCCAAGTGGGCTAGCTTATTGGGACACATTTGCTTTTTGGAGGGCTCTATATGAGAATCCAGAATTGAATGTAGACATTAAAAGAATGCCAAACGATGCTAAGTATAACTTTGTTACTGGTTATAAAGAAACTGAATTGAGACCTGGATCCGAAAAATCAGTTTTACATTACACAATTGATCCAGAATATACTAAGGAGGGATTTATTATCCATGAGACAAGTTTTGACACTAACTACGGATCTTTTGAAACTTTTAGATGAGTATCAACAATTCATAATTAATAACAGGCCCGATAAACTTTTACCTAATTGGAAAACAAAAGGTAAGTTTATGAAAGAAGGTCGTCCAGAATACTCTACATCTATAGAATGTTTGAAAAGTATGCCTGCTGACACTCATGACGGATATCCTCCTGACAGCTATGGCTATGATATGAATGCTCCTACTTTGCAAAGAGTGTTGGCTGAAGACGGTGATAGATTCACACAAGCAGAAAAAGACGCCATCCGAATGTACATAGAAAAATCTGAAGAACTTGATGACACATTGGGTGCTTACATTGGATATAAGTTCTGTGCGTTAAAGATGTTCTATCCTGAAGATGGTTATATTGCATGGCATACTAATTGGAATGTCCCTGGATATAATTGTCTATTCACTTGGAGCGATGGTAAAGGATATTGGAGACATTTAGATTCTACTGATGAGAAGCCAGGATCCATAATGCCAGATCCAGACACTAAATTAGTTCATCTACAAGACAAAGATGGATGGCATTGCAAATTAGGTTACTATGGTGAGAAGCAAGAACACAATAGAATTATGTGGCACTCTGCTTATGGAGGACCTAGAATTACATTAGGATTTGTTGTATACGACGTAAATATTTGGGACGATATTGTTGAAGAGATTACATCTGCAGAATGAAAGATTTAAGATACGATTTTAAGCATGCGCTTATAGAAGAGTATAAAACATACTGGAATGCCTTTCAAGATCCAGATGATGCTTACTGTGAATTACTAATAATGGATCCATTAATCAATGACCACTTTAGAAATAGAAAACAACAAGCAAAAGGTTTTCACGGTATAACAGAAACAAGATTGCTAGATCAAAATACTTTATGGTTCATTACTTACGCCAAATCACTCAAAGCACTGTCTTGCATAAATGATATAAAGCAAGATGAGATAGATATTATTTGTCGAAATAATCGTTGGGAGTCACATAGAAAAATTGTTTCTCTAAAAGACGATCATAAACCAGTGGATCCACTGACTGTTTAATAGTACATAGCTTCCGTCTCATATAAATACATACGTATTATAGGAGATTTGGATGGCAACTAAGGTCAATATAGTCCTAGATCAGGGCACTGATTTTGAAACAACAGTTAACTTAACAAACGACGAGGGAGCACAGCTTGACCTTACAGGCATGGCTGCCGCCTCGCAAATCAGAAAAACTTACTCATCCTCTAACTCCGTAGCATTTACAACTGCATTAGCAAATAATAATGGAACACTAACTCTTTCATTAAATAACGCTACAACTGCTAGTATGTCTCCAGGCAGATATAAATATGACGTGGAGATAACATCCTCTAGTGGAGTGATAACACGAATACTAGAAGGAACTGTTACCGTAACACCGGAGGTAACAAGATAATGGCAAACACGTTATTTAACACTAACAGCACCAGTATTAAAGTAAATCTTGGATCTAGTGGCGGTGTAGTCGGATCTACATTGGGTTCTAATAATGTAACTCTACAAACATCAGCTACCGCAAAAAAGAATATTAGAGATCTAGATGACGTAAATGATCTAACGGAAGTAGATGGAGGCACATTAGTATATGATGCCGCACTAGATGAGTATGTGCTAAAAGCATTACCGATTGATGGCGGGGAGTTTTAATGGCAAATACTGTCGTACAGATTAAACGAAGTAACACTACTTCACAACCAGCTAATCTGGCATATGGGGAATTAGCTTACTCGCTTGTAAGTAATAATTTATTCATTGGAACTGATTCTAACACTATCATAAAAATTGGTGGTGGGTCTGACGTCGCTTTACTAAACGTCACGCCTGGAGCAGTTACAGGCGACAAGGCATTAATTGCAAACTCTACCGGTGGCCTAGATAATATAACATTTACAAATGTTGTAACTACCGATCTAACTACTACAGCTAATATATCTGCTTTTAATTTTACAGCTGATACTATTACGGCCAACACAACATTAACAACATCAAACCTCGATGTCACTTCAACAGCAAATATAGTATCACTTACCGCTAATGACATTGTCGTTTCAAACACTTTAACTGTTGATGGTGATATTATATTACGAGGCGATAGCATTACACTTGGTGATGGTGGAGATATTATTAGCTTTGGCGCTACAGTAAATTCTCATATCATACCAGATGCTAATGTAACATACGATTTAGGATCCTCTATTGGCTACTGGAGAATGGCTTACGCAAATCAAGTAACGGTAGGAGCAGATCCAACTGCACCATTACAAGTAGCTACAAAACAATACGTAGACAATATTGAAGCACAGTTAGGAGGTAATAGTATTATAATTGGTCCTCCTGCTGACGGCGCATATGCAAATGGTTCTGGTTCCGGTAATGTAGAAGGTGCCGTGACATCATTAGAATCAAGCACAAAAATTTCAGATGCTATTGATGTACTCAATGAAGTGATTCTTAATGTTTACAACAATACTTACGTTCGAGATGTAGTAGCAACTTGTTCAGTTGGCAATACAGGAGGAGCTCCTTTAACCAGTACTTTAACAATCAATGTGGTTGGTAATGCTGACAGATATGATATAAACTGGGGCGATGGTACATGGACAAACAATACTACAGATTCTACTCCTTCACATACGTATACAGACAACACCAATTCACCATTTGATGTAGTTGTTTATGCTAGAAACACAAATGCACTAGGTGAAGGAAATTCAGCAAGTTTTACAGCAACAGATTTAATCACTTTATTTACTGGTGATCCAAGTGCAGCATTCCAAATCTATAATGCAGTATCAGGTGGCAGTGTAATAACTGAAGCAAACGTAGGCGAAACAATTTATGTTGAAAACGATACAACTAACTCGAATGGTGTTGTTGCTACTTTTAATATCGATTGGGGCGATGGCAGTTCTGAATCGATTGCAAACACATCAGTTGAAGGTGGTCCAGAAGGAGCTAGAGCAGACCACATTTATGCTACAGGAACTGGAACAGGAACAAATACTATCGCAGTGTCCGTTAATACCCATAGCACCGCTGACCCGTCATCAATACCAGACAGCGCAACTAGAACTATAAAAATATTTGATACAGCTATTGGAGCTCCAGAAGGGTTATCAGGCAAGTCATTTACTT